GCTTGCTAGTGATGATTCAGACTGTTACCTTATTCGGGCCGCAACGTGGGCGTGCGATGCCTGGATAGGCGGGGTTTTTATTCGGCCGGTATCAGATTCGGCATAGTATTACCAAAAAGAGGTGGGGGGCATTTAGCCCCCCACCTCTTGCTGCTTTATCTGGTTGGTATAACTTCATCTGTGAATCAGAAATAATACCCCTGACATCTATGTCGGGGGCTTTTGTTATACGTCACTAAACTGGCGATTTAACAATGCCTCGGCTACCAATTGCTCTTCTAGTTCTTGCTCTGCAATTACCCATTGGCATACGCCTCAAGCTCTTGAAGGACTTGGTCAAGGTTTTCCCCGTTGATTTGAAGCCAGCCGAGCTTTCCGGCCGTCTCAAGAAGGCAAAACCAATCTGGTTGCCCTTCTGTATTTTGATAGTATGGATAACGGCAGGCCAGTTCTGTCGCTGCCTGTACCCAGTTTACGCCCTTCTTCACTGGCGGACGCTTGCCAGTAGGGCCGTCTTGCTTCCATTGGCTTGGTTGAGCCTGCCGATTATGATCGGTAGACAACTCTTCTTTGATAGCTTCCTGCTTTGGTCGTTCTCTTGGAGACGCTCCTGCTGTAAGCCAATCTGTTAGTTCAATGCCAAAGTTTTCATCGGGGACAAAACTCTTATCTTGGCACCTGCCGGTTGTGCGGTCTTTGGTAACAGTAGCATAGTGAGCAGCATTGATTTCCATGAGCATGTCAAATTCGTATTCAATGCCCTTGCCCTGCTCTGGGGCAAGCCCGATACGTTCTGGCTTATCCCGGCCTTTAGCGTCCTTTACGATAATCCATTCTGTTTTCGTGCGCATTGTAGCAATGATATGTCCATCAAATCGCAAGATAGCATCAACCATCGCTCGTTGGAGTGGTGTTCCCTCTGACCATGCCGCCCACGTATTGCCGCCGAACTTGGCGCGTGCAATACGTTCTACTTCCTGAAGCAGATCATGCCAGCCATGAGTCAAGCTATCAATGATCAACACATCGTAACCTCCGCGCTGTGCAGCCCCGATAGCCTCAATATATGTGCGCGTACCGAATTGGTCAAGCTCCAATACATCGAAGCTAAACAAATCCGCATATTTCGAGGCCGAACCTCGCTCTGTATCTATGAGGGCGATTCGCCCCCCCAGACCGGTAGCAATCCGCAAGGCGGAAAACGTCTTGCCGCTACCAGATGGGCCGAATAAGGCCAACCTGAGCTTCGCCTGTTCTTTCGTTGCTTTTACGAATTTCATTGTAAATTCTCCTTTCGCATTGTATCAACGCCCGTTGACTAATTATACCACAGTTTATGGCCGGCCGTCAATAGCCAGCCAAGCACAATACGGCGTTACTCTGTCATCTTGCATGACCGGGATATTACCGATGGCCGTTACGTTCCCTGGCCTCTTGACCAGGATCGCGCCTGGCAGCGCAAAATGTTTTTGTGCAAAACGCGGTAGAAATGCCAGCACAATAGCCGTCAAGTCGCCTTGTTTCCCGATATTGATAAGCTCGCCCCTGTTGCCCGGTTCCATTTCGGAAACTGCCTCCATTCTTGGCTGTCTAGCAAATGACCAGCGGCCTTCTTGCCCACTTTCGCCATCGTCACATCTGGCAAAGATGTCCCGCCTATTAACACATGCTCGCAATTGTAACTCACCCCAGACTGGTGACACCCATACTCTAGCGTATTAGGTAGCCATTCTCCCCACTGCTTGAAGAAAAATGGAACGCCAGCCGCGACACACTGGTCACGAATAGCACGAAACCTGTCTGGATGCACCGGGCGCGCGCCTGGGCCAGTCTCGCCGCCGGCGATAACCCAAGATAGCTTGCTACTGCCATCTTTGTTACAAAGTGGGCCGTATGGTTCTCCGTCCTGGTCTATTAGTGCAAAGAATTGTTCGAAGTCAATTGGCCCCAATAATGGCTCACAACTCACAAAGCGCACGGCGGCAGGCAACTGAAGCAACTGCGGGATTCGCAAATCTGCGGCTGCCTGGTTTTCAGCCGTGACGCCGAGCCAGATATTGTCCGGCCAGCGATTCAAGACCTCAGTCGTTACCTGCCAGGCGCTGTCGCCAGGCCAACACTCCCCCATCCACTGTTCCCAATCGCGGATATTTTCTGGCCGCTTCGTGAGTATCTGGAATGTATGATGCTCAGCAGCGGCCATCACGTCGAAAATCTGCGCACGAAAATTGTTTGGTACGCCCTCGTGAAACAGGTCACTCATTGAACAGACAAACACCCGACGCGGCTTTCTCCAGCGCAGTGGCTCATTGAGCTTATCAGGATGCAATGTCACTCGAAATGGCTCATCGGCAGGATAACCAAACCTGCCTGCCAAACGTTGCGCCATGCGCTTGGCATAACAATTCCTACATCCTGCCGAAATCGGGGTACAGCCCGTGATCGGATTCCATGTTTCGTCTGCCCAGTCTATTTTTGTTGACATTTGATCCTCTCCCTTCTCAAGACTAATGTTGTCATTTGCATTTTTCTTCAGGTAGCAAATAGTAAAGCTGAACAGTTCCAGGTACTTCTACCTGGTATTCTTGTTTGGCCCAGAACGGCGGCGAATCCATTGGCGCGTGAAAGTGACTGGCTACTACTGGTAAATCTTCGATACTTTCCCACTGCTTCGCCCTGTCAGCAAGTGCAAGATAGAAGTCCACGTCAACCGGATCGGTATCTAGCAGGGTGGCCGTTGAAAATTGCCCAGGTGCAAACAACACTTCCCGTATCAATTGCCCATGACAGATGGCCCGGAACATGATAACCGAAGCCACGGCCTCGGCATCTACCTCAGTTGCCAGATAGCGCGGGGCCTCGTGGCCGATAGCACGCGCTAATAATACGCGATCAGGCGTGGTAATCAACAGTAACATGAGGGCAATTGTAGTTGTAACTTCTGCTATCATCGTTCATTTAACCAATTCTGGCGGTGTGTCTGCCAAATAACTATGAATAGACAACTAGAAAAACTCATCACACTCAATCTGTTCAAAGTATAGGGTTTCTGCTGCCTCGAATGGCATGATAAAAGGTTTCTCTTTGTAGATTGCCTCTATATAAATCAATGCACTTTCAAGCCCGCTTACTGCAAGCAAAATACTAGCAGCGCGAATGTGGAACTGAGTCACATGTGGAAGTCTCTGTAATATCCTGAATAGTTGTCTACTGTCTTTACTCATCTTATTTGCCTATTCTTGACTTCTCAGGATAATTTGTGTCATGTTTTTCTGCCTTCCACAACTTTGAATTCTATAACCCATACCCATGGATTGCTGGCCCATGAAAAACCGCGCTTGGCATTGATTGAATCCCAGAAAATCGAGAAGTCCTCATCTGATGTCGCAGAATTGCCAAAAGGCCCTCCCTCTCTGCATACATCCTCATGGCTAATATCCTGTACCCGTTCTGTTCTCACACTTGTTACCTCAAGCAAAATGCGACTGTGTTCTCTAAACATGTAAATTGAGGGTCGTTTTTCCCACCATCCATGATTACAGGGTTCTGGAGGTTCTCCATCGACGGCATACCAAACGCGACCGGTGTTTTCCTGCCATTCATCATGCTCCCCAGTCCAATAATCAAAGCCACCATTGTTCCTTGCCTCAATAAAATGTGTCTCTCTTACCCATAGCCGATCCCCTGGAATACCAAAAGAACAATCTCGTAATGCCCAATCCACAAATTTTGTATTATCAAGACTGGCAAATGGGGACTTACCAGCATATCTGAAAATTCCATCTTCACTCGGCCCTGGTTGTGGCTTAATTACACGCCGCGTCTGTGTTTTCTGGCCGCCAAGAATAGCCTTCACCATCGGCCTGCTAAATATAATGGGCCGTTCTTTCATAGTTGCAACCTCCACCATTATCGTTCATTTAATCAATTCTGGCGGTGTATCTGTATTGGCAACGTGATATGGTACTGCCACATAGCCGCCCAGAACGCCGCAATTACATGGCTCGTCTGGGGTAACTTCCCATCCGCACAAGATACAAATATTTTCGTCCATTGGTTTCTCCTCTGTCATGGCCGTCAGCCGATTTAACAGGCTGTGCGGCAATTTGATTTCTATTCCCGCCTCATCTTCCAATACTGCCCAGAGATGTACATCGAGGTCAAAGTCATACATAGCCCTCTCTCCTACTTCTTGAATATCGCCCACTCTGAAAAAACACGTATGCCTATCAGATTCGATTGGTTCTCCTTTACACCGCCGAATGTGATAACAAAATGCGTGGCCGAAACAAGCATCGGGCCAACAAATTAACGCAATCGCTGTGAGCATAGCGATGTCGCTTGGTATGCCATGTTGTAGCAGGATTTTGTACAGTTTGGCGTCGTGTTTGTATATACTCGTTTCGTAGAAATAACTTGGCCTATCTGATGCCATATTCTCACTTACTCACGGCCTTTTTAACAGCCCTGGCTATTGCCTTGCCCATGGGTAATGGAACGCCATTGCCTATAGCCTTTCCAAGCTCTCGGCGTGTGAACGGTGGAACATCAAAATCATTTGGAAGACCTTGTAGTTTTGCCATTTGTTGCCACGTTCTTCCCTTGCCGCGCCTGCTATCTTCCCAATTGCCCCCAATATGATCATGTGCTGTCACACAATATTCAAACTCTGGATTGTCAAAAACAACAAGGCCATCATCTATGATCAACTTTCTGCCGTCTTTAGTGCCGAATGAAAACCGCCTGACACGATTCTGTTTTTCACCAAAAGCTCTATTGTTGACCAGATACGATCGGGTCACATAGTTCTCTGCAAAAGGCAGCGGAGCTTGCCTGACATTTTCCATAAGAAACCAGGCCGGTTGTGCTTCGGCTATACAGCGTTCAAATTCCGGTATCAAATTTTCCTTGTCTGTAGTAGGATAGGCCGATAATGGCGAAAATGCCTTGCACGGCGGCCCGCCGATCACGCCGTCAAATTTACCTGCCAGGGGGTGAAAATTACGAATGTCGCCACCCCATATCAAATCGGGGCCGCGTACCACACAAAATCCTTCTTCCTCGAAGGCCATATCGAGTAAGCCGATTCCTGGAAACAATGACAATACTAATTGTCCCATAAGATTAACCTGTTATTTCATCGAAACTCAACTGTTGCATTGAGGTAGGCGCAGTGCCCTTTCTGTGTAATAGACAACGCCGATCATCCTCGTTACATCCGTTTGGTATAGGGCACGAAAAACACAACCGCTGGTGCTCAGTCAATGCGTGAATTAGTACAGGCTCTCTTTTTGGCATGGTTCTTCTACCTCCATTGCGCAATGAGATATACTACAAATCGTCACTGCCAAAACTTTTCAATTCAAGCTCGCCGAGCTTCAGTTGGTTTCCTCATCTTTCCCCTGTCCATTTCCGAGCCGCCGCATACCATCAGCAATTTGCCTTATCACGTTCCGCACTTCTGGCAACATTCTGACATCATCTCGCTTACGTCTCAGTAAAACGCCGTATACCTCGGCAAATCTGGCTCGCGTTGCCGCTGCCATTTCAAGTGGCTCTTGGCCGAGCCTTCCCCAGCCGCCCATTGCCTCAACAGCCTGCTGTGTCAGTTGATGAACATAATCCCGCCGACGTTCAAGCGGCATGCCAAAGGCAAGCTGTACTTGTCCCCATGCCTCTATTGCAGATGGGACATCTCCCGTCGCCATTTCTACTATATCAAAGGCGGTCTGTCGAATTGTGCCAGCAGATGGCGGAAACTCACGGGCCTGGCCGCCAAGATAACGCACTGCTGCCCAGAGTTGATCTGCGGGTACATCTGCCAGAATTTGATAGTATGCCTCAGACGTTGCCTTATTGCCACGAAAGTTTGGATACAATGCGGCCATGAAAGCCATTATTTTAGCAAAGTCAACTGGGGCTATCAAGTCGTTCCTCATTCTGGGCTTGTTCTTTGTCTGTCAGCCATTCCCGAATAGCATCAAAGGCGGCCGGTTCTGATTTTGTTTCCCCGTCCTTGCCATTTCCCCTTCTTCGTACCAGTGGCTCTCCCTGTTTTGATCTTGCGCAAAATACCCCTACATCGGCAGCAAAAGAATAATTAAATGGAGTAGAATAACTTTTGAAGCTGTACCCATCGTCCTGACTTAGGGCCTCGATACAGGGACATAGCTCATGGGCATTTATTCCCCATGTCTCAGCTATTTTGGCAAGTTCAGCGGCCCATTGTTGTCTCTGTTTGTCAGAAAGTGATGGCTGCGGAATACCTGCCAGTTGGCAGAAGGCAGTCAGCGGCCCGTCAGAGAAGGCATTGACGCCACCCGCGGCCGGCGGAACTGTCCACGAGGCCGGTTTGTCTGATGCTGCCTGTGCCTCGGCGCAATCTGCGGCCAGAGAGAGAGGATCGCTATTGCATTGCGCCCGCCGGCGGGCAATACGCGCAAGCGGTGTTTCTTTGGCTGGGACTGTTTGCAGTGGAGGCGGTGAGTTTACCGCCGTCTGCGGCGGTAAATCTGCTGTAGTCTGTGGAGCAGTCTTTGCTGTAGTCTCTGTTATGATATTTGATTCAACCTCAATTGGATTTTCATCGCAGTCTGAAATGGATTTTAGGTTTTGTCTAAAAACGGCTAGGAATGTTTCCCTAATTAGCCGGATATGGTGAGTAGGTGATCCATTGAATCTATATAGTTCAATTTCAACTAGTCCTTTATCTTTTAGTATTTGGCTTGCCCGATCATACTGATAGGCCGTTATTCTGATTTCATCCCACCAGTCTGTGCGCTTTTTTGCGACCCACAGTTTACCGCCTTTTTTGACCCGTAATTTTGAGGCCCCGTTTCTGTTTGGCAAATGCCAATAGACGATTTGAGATAACAGCAGGCCGGCTATCAAGTCGCCAGTCATGTCAACGTATATTGTCTTGAAATCTATCGTGTCTCTGGTGGTTGCTTCCCAGGCTAGGAATTGACTAAATTCAACATTGCTCATTGTATAACTCCGTTATATGCCTAATGTAATCCAAAAGGATTACATTCATATGTTTGTATAAAAAGATTCCCTGTCCCTCCGAGGCTTCTATGACCGGCATTCCAATCACACTTGACTTGTACTTTTATTGTAGCCATAACTAAAATATCTATACCGCTAATCTGCATCTGCTCATCTGTGATTTCCGTGGTAAGCAGAGGCAATTTTATAATACCGCGCTTCAAGAGATCTTTTGTTATTGATACCGCTATTTGGCCCTTGATAGAAGTTGTTGCATTGCCTAATTTTGATTCGGCTTTTCTTGCCCACGTTTCTGGTATTTCATATTCTGCCAAGTTGGGTATATCTGATGGGGGTATCAATCTGCCTAACGCTGTCTTTATTCCAGATTGGCTTGCGCTCACCTCTTTGTATCTCGCAAGATTTAGCGATCTCGCATCCCCAACAGAAAAGACATAAACGCGCCTCGTCTTTATAGAAACATGACATCTGATTATATCACCATCTTCTTCATATATTCCATATTGTACAAGGTTCTTATTCAACTTCGTTTCCCCATGTATCCCATCCCTCAAATTTTTCACGTGCAAATAATTCAATGCGTCTGCCATGAGGATATAAGGTGTCTATTATTTTTCTAAACTCTTGCGGTTTTTCAGAATGGCGCTCTGTGCGTTCGCAAGTCACTACACTATCAAACTTTTTATCACTATCTGGCGTGCAACTTCCCCTGGTACAAATTAGTAGAAATTCATGCCGGACACTGTTGTAATGCCCAAAGTTATGCTTGACTTTATCCCAGACAAACGAGGTTTTATACTTGAAACCCCAGGCGCGGATCACTGCAAAACATTCCTCTAGTAGGGGAGATGTAACCCATAAAAATAGAACGGCATTATCCTCGGCCATGTTCTTGATTGGCAACTTGCATAGCTCGTCAAGACTCATGGTGGGATAGTGCCGTTCTGCACGTCCATAGTTGTCATTGTTTATTACACCAGAGTTTCCATATTGCCACGGGGGATCGGCATAGATGACACGATATTTTCCAGTCGTTTCAAATTCTACTGGTTCTGGGCGCGTTACCTGTCGGTATGCCTCTTTTGGCTTGACGCCTTGCTCTATCAAGCCAACCATCTTTACTTGTTTTCCTTCTGGTAGCTCTGTGGCTTTGGCGGCTAGGCTCACGGCTATCTTGTCTAGCTCTACCGCCTGAGCAAGTTCTGGCGCGCCTTTGGCGAGGACTTTCTTGGCGCGTTGAATTGAATCAGATGATACATTCAGTAGCGAGCCTGCATCGCCTTGAGAAATTACCGCAAATGCGGTAATTTTCTCCGGTCTGCCAGGCCCTTCCAAATTTGCTATCTTCGCTGCTACTATTGCCCGTTGGCTTTCGCTTAAATGTCTTCGATGCAAGTTCATACTCACCACGAAAGAAACCAGCGATCCTTGTTTTTCCCACGTCCTGAATTGCGGGCGTGTCTCTGTTTCAATACAAGCCCTATGCCGGTTGCGCCCGTCAAGAATACTCCTATCTGGATGTAGCCAGATAGCCTCTCTAAGGCCATTGGCGGCAATATCGGCTTTAAGTTCCTCAAAGTCTTGCCCCTCCATAAGGGGAAATAACTGCGCTATTTCATTATATGGCCGGTTGATTTCCTGCTCAAGCCAGTTGTCCATTTTTCTCCTCAAACAAAAAGCACCGATGATCTGTCCCGGTGGCCGATGGCAATTACCCCCTAGCAATAGGTAACGACCACCGGCACAGATCGCCAGTGCTTTTTAGCTAGGGGTTTAGGCTTGCCACGGCCCGCGCTTCTTTTAATCGCGCAGCTATATTCTACCACTACTCTCCTGGATTGTCAAGCACATGACTCATATTTATTCGCCTTGATATGCAGCAATGGCCCTCATAATCAACTCTGCGGTTTCTCTGCCACTTTCATCAAGGGGAACAATAAAAGCCTGTCCGCTATTATCTCCAATTGAAATAGCATCAAACTCAAATAAATGAGGATACTTTTCTTGCTTTTCTATTTCATGTAGCGTTGCTGGAATTGCATTGTATCTTGCCGTGCGAATACCAAGCGTTGCTCGCTTTAGGCGTTCCAAGCTCCAAAATTGACTCATTATTATCAATCTCCTTTCTTCAAAATGCTTTGCCATGCCGATATGGCCGTATCGCGTTGTACACCATCTTGGCCTCTATTGCTTCGGCCAGTCTCAGATTGCATCCCGCCGCATAGTCCATGATGCGGATCACGGCGTCGGCCAGTTCTTCTTCGACTGCGTTGAAGCCAGGCATCTTTTCGCTTGACCCATTGCCATTGCGCAATGCTTCCAGGGCCTCTGACAATTCAGAGTGCATCAGGGCAATAAGCTCGCCATCATTGCGCTCGCCGTCCCACCAGCCATTGGCTCTGGTCACGGTGTATATCTCACGTTGCTTCTTTTCAAACGCCTGGGTGAACGTGCTCATTTAGCCGCCAATGCATTCAGGAATTCTTTCAGGTGTGACTCGCAAACGAAGGTAACAACGCCCCCGACCTTGATCCACGCATCTGGGTCAGCTCCACAGAATTCACAGCACGAGGGCACGTCGCCGTAGCTGCCGGCCGATTGCTTGTACTGTTGTACTAAATTCTCAATTACACGAAGCATTCTGAGTCTGTAATTTGTGCTCATCTCGCCTTCTCTCCGTAAAATATCCATGCCTTGCCGTCATAAGACTCTCTTTGCCATTCTAGTATTCGCTGACGGCCCGTTATTCTGTTTCCACCGTAAATATGACCTATCTGTCGCTCGGTGGCAGAATATCCGATGTGAACTATCTTGCCACGAACCTTGACTTTTTCCTCTTTGCGCTCATTACCTTTACTCCGTATCGTCAGCCTCATCTACAAAATACTCGCCACATTCTGGGCAGTAGTATTCTACTTCGCCGACTTCATCAGGGTATCCTGTCGCCTCACATTCTGGGTTGTCACAGTATGGACATTGCATTTCCTGTTGCTCCTTCTAGCCTTGCAGGACTAATGGAAAATTGTGTCAATTCTTGTAGAGCAAGTTGATAACTTTGAATGACAGCCGCTCACCATTCACACTTTGTTCCATGACCGGACGAACGACAATGCCTTCGCGCTGCTTGCCGTTGGGATACAAACCTTCAGCCAAAGTTCTCAGTTCCTCGTCATTGTACTGGAAAGCAATACCGAATACTGTCTCTTTGACCATTGGAATATCAGACCGTTCGGCCCAATCTTGTACAACTAGGTAGCCGAAATAATGTCGCCCAACGATATTGTAGACACTGAACAGTCGCCCTTCGACTTTCTTGAGACCCATTGGGTTGCCTTGAATGCCTGGCCCAACGACCTCGAATTGCAGGGCAAGTCCATCATCAAGTAGGGTTTCTAACCCGTGTTCTCTGGCGATCTTCCAGATGGCGTTGTTCGGCGTCTCTTTCAATTCCAAGTTGCGGCTACAACAGCCAAATTGTCCCTTGTATTTGTAGACCGTCGCCGAGCTTCCATCCGCCTTCTCAGTTACGTAAAATGGCAAGCCGCCCAGGGCTTCTACCAGATGGGGAACAGTCTGGAAGTTCGGCTCATCTGTCTTGGGAACGAAGGACGGGAACCAACCAAGTGCATCACCACCGATTGATAATGACAATGGCTTTTCGTACTTAGTGACGCCTGCCTGTTCCGTAACGTCATCTCCGAGATTGCCTGAAACATGAGGCATGATCAACACCTCAGATGGCACGCCTCGCAAGCGGGCCATCCTCACGCGAAAGTTATACTTGCGCATAAACTCAAATTCTGACAGTTCAGGCAGCAGTGAATCTTGTAGGTAGACTTGGCACAAATCACCTGCGACAAATTGTCCCTTCTGAACCGTCCCTTGCCACTTGCCCCCCTTGCCACAGATAACGATGGCCGATTCAATGCGATCTGCATCTGGAATGGGATTTATCTCGGCGATTTTTCCCACATATACTAGACCTGACATATCATTATCTCCTTGCATGATAGTCAGTTAAGGCAAATGGATCGTCTGGCTCCGCCCCAGATTTTTGCCCCTACAGCAAGTCAGAGCAGGGCAACCCATGCTACCGACCATCTTCTGACTTTTTGGGTCGTGTTCCTGTCCACGACGCGATCCATTTGCCTTAACTGACTATCATGCCATAATAAAAAGGCCCTATCCACCCGACCCGTTGCCCGCTTTGTTGTTAATCACTCTTACCGCCAAGCAAAAGTGTGGCAAAACAGGCCGGGGGGATAAGGCCCCTCGGTAACTACTATCATACTTTTGCTTGGCAATTTCATTGTACCACGAAATGGGCGATTTGTCAACCCCCAATTTGACTTGCATATTCCTGGCGTATCGTCTCAATTATTCTGGTCGCTGTGCTTGCGCCACAAGCCACGGCCTCAGATAATGCAGCCTCAAGCTCTACTAGGTCAAAGTCGCCGGGTACACATAATACCAAAATGCTCATGCTATCCCCCCCAATCTATTAGCCCCTGCGTTATCTCAATAATGGCGTCAATTTGTGCAAGGCAATTGCCGTTGTCACACCAAATCTCAAGGCGGCCTTCCTCGTAATATATGACGCCCTTTGCTCTACCGTCATTCGGTGGCGGGGGTTGCGGCCTATGAATCAGTTTGCGCAAGGAGCGGGTGGATAGTTTTTCTTCGGCTGCCCTATTGAGCCAATAAGCCTGTTTCTCTTGTGGTAACGGGGCAACGGCGGCATAATGGTTATATGTCAACGCCTCATTGCGCAATGGCGGCGGAACCTGCCGGGCTACACGTTGGTAATTGTTGAGAGAGCCTTCGGCATAGTCTAATCCATCAACGACCTGAGCATACGCCTCTCCCCAGCGCTCTTCCATGTAATTGAGCAAATCTCCGAGCCACATTTGAACAGCGTCTTTGACGATATGTAGCCTGTTAATCATGGTCTCACATTGCTCAAATGTTGGCTGTCCTTGCACGACCAGGCCGGTAGCAGTGAACTGAAAACCATCTGAGCGCATTATCAGGCCAGTCTGTGAATCTTCTTCTATGACAATCTCGCCTGTCGCCGAATCTATGATGTCCAATGTCATTCTCCTATCTATTGAAAGCATTCCAGGCCCGCTCGCTTGCTAGATAGGCCAATGCCGCCCTGATTGCATCTGCTTCGTCTTTTCCCACTTGCCGGTTCATGTCATTGGTCGCGTCTTGCACCCATAGCAGCGTCGCCGCCATGTGGTGTTTGCCGAGGCCGGCGGCCATGATCTCGTGCGGCGCAATCGGACAAAATTGTGCGCCATATTTTGCGGCCAGCCATGCCAGAAAATAGTATACGCCCCCCAATTGTCTATCGGTGCGCCGGTTGTCGTGGTCGCCCATCGGAATCTCCACCGCGAGGTGTGTGATTGGCCCACGCCTGATAAGGGTCTGAGCCATCAGCGCATCTAGCCAATTGCACGCGGCCACGATGCGGGCCGTTTCATCGGCACACTTTATGACCTTTTCGCCGCTAGAATGATAACGCCCATTAAGGAACAGCGCCCAGCCTATGGGGTTCTTTTTTGTCGCAGTTGACGGATCAATTCCCAGTAGGTTTATTGCTTTCATTCTGCCTGCCTGCCGACGATGTCACCTGCTGGGCGTATAGTAGCCTCAATAGTATCAATAGATTCAACAAAATATTCGCCACAATTAGGACAATTAAATTCTGCTTGTCCAGTCTCGTCTGGCTCAGCCACTTGTTTACATTCTGGACAGTCACAATAAGGACATTGTGCCATATTGCAGACAAATTTTATTTTTTTTATAGGCTGATTCATACTAACTCACTCCTGTAAATCAAAGTCGCCATAGACTCGACAAACAATGGGTCGCAGCAATAATCGGGCAAACTCCACTGCCTCATCTTCGGGTAGCAGCCCCCAGTAATATCGTGTCAGTTTTGCCCGTTGCGCGTCACTTAAATCTGATAATGACATCGTTTATCCTCGTTCCTTGATTGCTCGCCACAATTCGGCGGCGAAAATCATATCCTCTCTCAGTATATCTCTGGCAATGATTGCGCCATCTGATTCTCGCCCCCAGTTCGTCTCGCCCGGTAGAAGATAGGCCAGTTCTGGCGGCACATGGCCCGCTACAATTGGGCCGGGAAAATTAGAAGGAAACCGCAAGGTGTATCTCAGGGCCATTTCTGTTTTCGTTCTTCCAGGGTCTTTTTATAAGCCAGCAATTCTTTTTCTGTCGTTGCCCAGGTTGTCAGTCTGGGAATGTCTTGGTAGCCAGCCTGAATTAAGTTCCGTAGTAATCGCGCCACCTCAGCAACAAGCGTTGCGATTTCCTCATTGCTGCTTTCACAAATCTTGAAGCCCTTATGATTACCCGCTTTTACTGTATATCGCCTGACACCAAGAAGTGAATCACGGGACACCGTGACAGTTGCCCCCCAGGCCCACTCTTTGTGTCGTGCTATAACCTGGAATCCCATTTGCTTTTTCCTTTCAACCCTGTATAGTTGAGGCCCTTGATATGCAGAGATAACACCAGAATATCAATACCCTGACAGTCGTCGCCGCTGGGCAAGGCTGTTATATCCATTGCCGCCAGTTGGCCTTTGTTCCCGTTTCTTTCCAGGCCAGAAAATCTCGGTTTGCCAGCCGCAGCTTGGGCACACGCCCCAAAATTCCATCACGCCGTCAAAGTCATCCTGGCCGTAGTAGTTGAGGGGGATGTGGCGGCCCTGGCAGTGGCAGGGGAAGCATGTCTGGTCGTAGAGGCGGCTGTTCTGCCGCCAGGCGCGCCTGACCTTGATTTGGAAGCAGCCGGTCTTGGGGTGGCGGCGGGTTTGGAGACTGACGACGGGGAAGGTAACGTCACGGATTTGCCGCCTGGCTTTGGCCCGCTCGACGAAGGCCAGGTTGCGGGCGGTGAGGTCGGTGATTTGGGCCAGTGCGGCGGCGGGGGGTAAGGCAGCCAGTTTTCTTTGGGCTTGTTCTAGGGTCAACATTTTGTCTCCCTATAAATTATTGAATCGCGGCGGGGGGTTTACAGGTTTCCCGCCAATCACGCCAAGTCTCAAGTTCTTCTTGAGCAGCAATTTGTGTCTCATGCTCTTTTAGCTCAAATTCACCACACCAGTGAAGTTTCGTGTCTACTTGAGGCCATTTCGCCTCACTTGTGACAGGGGATGGTTGCGGCGCATTTCTGCGACACTCGCCCAGTCCGGTAAACAGTAGTTCACAGAACCTACAATCTTTACAATTCATTTTGTTTGCTCCTCTTATGCCTCTCTGCAAAGCAAAATTTCATCGTCAAATATATCGTTTAGAAAAGTAACCAGTTTTTGTAGGCCTGTAATAACCCCTTCGTATTCATCGCAATTGAAGATGTACGTACCTTGATTAGTTTCTGTTTCTGCTGTTAAGACAATGCGTCGCAAACATTCTCTACTCATATTATTGCCCTTTCTCTTCTTGACTTGTTCTTTGGCGCGCCAGGCCCGCAACCATGCGGGAGCTATCTGTTTCCAGCCATCCGGTTGCGCCACGGCAAATCCTAACCGGAGAAAGTAGTCAGCCCGTGGGTTTTGACTGTCTCCCGCCCAGAAAAGTATCATGGCCTCTAGCCGCTCTTGTGGAGCTGCCGCCCTCAATTCAGCATAGACATCGTCACTCATTATCTTGTTTCTCCCCTGTGGTTAGTCGTATACCACGACTGATATGTCGGCCGGCGGCGTCTATCGGCCATTCGAGATGGCCGGATTCTATCAAGGGCAGAATGTGATGACGCCAAAGTCCGACGTGATCCATACCAACGACATGCCCGATCTCTCGCAGCGTGGGGGGGTAGCCCCGTTTAGACAGACTCTTTATCGCGGCGAAAATAGCCTCGGTAACAGCAGATTTATTTTCCATCCTTGTTGCTCTCAAGCACGGTCTGAATATGCCGCGCATCCTTGCCTGTTAGCCTGGCAATCACCTCGCCAGGTTTGCCCTGAGCATTCGGCCTGTGTAGGTTTACTCTACCCAGAGCAATATTTAGTATGATGACCGGCTCATGTTCTAATATCATCATGTCTGGCCGCACCATACATTTTGCTCATCGCTGAACAGGCCGTCTAGTCCTGTCGGGTCGCCTTCGCCAGATGTTGCCGCTTCGGCAACAATGTTGGCAGCCTGGGCTGTGGTTATATCATCAGATGTTACCGGGCCAGAAATAGGGTGATAATCATCCACCCCAATAGAAGGGCCGTCAATATAGATATGCCCGCCATTCTTGCGAAACTGCCGGGGCAATGGTTGCGCTTGCATATATAGTCCCGTGATTTCTGGGTAGCCAGCGAGGGAAAACATCAGCGGTAGAGCTTCAACAGGGCGCGCCTCTTGACGTGTTTCTCTTGTTTCTTCATCCAGAACATGGAAGACGATCATCCCCTCTTCTTTTGCTATTGCCGTCCAAACCTCGCTCATTTTTGCTCCTTTCTTTACAGGTCAAAGGCCGATTATTTGTCAACACTTGTTGACTCATTATACCACATAGCGCCAGAAAAGTCAAGTGGTTTTGTGACCAGATTCTACAAAATAAGGTTAGAATTAAGAGGCGCATCACCTGATGCGCCTCTTAAACTTAGACTACGATGTCAGATGATTGGGCATTCGTGCCCTCATTCTCTTGTCGTATCTTGGCTGCCTGTTCGGCCCGAATACGCGCCATTACTGCCTCGATCCGCGCCCGCTCAGTAGCCGTGCCAGGCAAGTCTGTTATATCTACGTCAAAATGTAATTCTGTCATTACCATCACGCCTTTCGTCAGCGGTTGTTGTCTGTCATAATCATTATACCACGGAAACATAATAACTAGGCTTTAGATTCGGTATATTTTGCGTTAACGTTGCGTTGTGAAGTCTTGAGTTTTGCTACAATCTGTGGTATAATATACTATGAGCGGCCGGCAATGAAAGTCGGGTACATCCCGTGTGACATTGTGGTCGAGGCCAGAATGCCCTAGTTGCCACGGGCCGCGAATAACCCGCCTGGACGCGGGGGGATAGCGGGGAATTACATAAAACAGGGGCGGCGCGGCGTCCAGGCTCTAATTTATGGAGGTGGAAAATGGAAGGGGCAATCGGTGGCGGATTTATGCCAATAGGCGGCGGCGGCTATACAGAGGGAGCACTCGGCGGGGGGTAATTATGCGGGCATGATGTAGCCATCATGTCTATTTTGGGGCTGGTAGCTCAGGCAGGCATGAGCGCGGCCAATTTCTAGATCGTTGGCTATTATAGTGACACTAGATAAGCTGGGGTCGCTGGTTCAAATCCAGCCCAGCCCCATTGCGCAATGAGAGGTGAAAGGATTAACGATGTTTTTTTCACAACGAGCGAAAAATTTGTGCCTAGCAGGCTTGGGGGGCATTGTTCTTTTCCTGGTTTTGTTGCTCGGCTGTACTTCTGAGCCAACGCAGCCGCCGACGCCTATTTCTCCCCTGCCAACTCCAACGCCGTTCTATGACGCGCCGGTATCTATCGCTAAATCGTATGCCATGATGTATCGTCTATCGTTTACTTCTGGATCGGTTCACATTACGACATCCTGCAAATACGACCCTGGAGTTTTTCGTGTTCGGCTGGTTGACGCCAATCATACTATCGTCGCTTCACAAACTATCGAGACAGACATCGAATTACCCGATATTCCCACGGCCGGAGATGTTGGATTCGTGTATTACACATGGGATATAACGCCGACCGAGACATTGACTGAGGAAGCGCAATTTTTCTTTCAAGCTGAGGCTGGTTGTGACGCTTATTGTTTCGATGGTGTCACGTCGTTTCAGTGTGACTTTCTAATCACGCCATGCGTTACCCCGGCCGATGAGCCAGACTGGTGCTTCGGCGGGATTCTAACCCCGACATCTGATATGTACCGCGCCTATGTTCCATACCTGATAAAGGGTGAGGATTAGACATAGAATATGAGTATCGGGACGATATATGTCATTTCTGTTTGCGATAGGGATGGTTATTTTATTCCCGTTTTGGCAGCGACCACTGAGCCTGCTGCCAGGGATATGCTGGCGAAGTGGCGCAAGCAGAACGAGAAAAATGAATATTGGGAAGATGTTGATGATTGTACAGTTGTGCCGCTTTATCGTGAGTTTCAGGGAACCACACCGTCTGATATAGAATATGAATAGTTAGTAAGGAATAATCATTGCTATGATTTGTCAGCATTGTGGGCAGAATATCGCCGAGGGCAGGCGTCATCGGCGACTCGTACTAGGCCGTTGTCAGGTGATAGATGTTGTCGGTTCAAATAGTCACGTTTCGGCCCTTGTCGCTGCCATGTTGGTCTTGGTAGTAGAACAGCTTGGGCCTGAGCCGAGCCAAGAGCGGCTTGATGTACTGCGACTGGCAGCCGAGCGCGAGTTTAGGTTGGCCGTTGCTGAGATGGTCGGGGAATGATTACCTTTTCTATCACACGTGCCAATCACCACGCTATCATCGCCGATCTGCTTGCCGCCTTTGAAAAGTCGGTCTGGCTCAACATACTCGTTTCGCGCATGGAGATGACCTTCGAGAATGCAGGAGCTATGGTGACGGCAGAAGTGGCATTGTGGGGCTGCGAGGATGCAATCAGGTGTCAGCTTGAGGCAGTGGGCATAGAGATAGACTGAGAGGCATAGTGTCTCAAAACAATTGTCGCGTCGTGTCTAATCAGAGAGGCCATGTTCTGTTTATCAAAGAATGTGAGCGATTGCCCCATTGTCTGGTAATTGAGCCACTAGGTGATCCGCTCCCCTGTGAGACGTTGTTGCCATTCGAGGCAGCAGGTGATCCGTCTCCACAAAGCAAGCCGCGTGGGCGAGCCAGATACACTGGCAAAGACGCCCTCATGGCTGCCTGGCCTGGTAACGGCCCTGTGACCATCTATGACCTGATGCAGGCCACTGGCAAGGCTAGGTCTACGTTACATGACTACGTCAGCAGGGCGATTGCGCATGGCGATGTGATATGCGCCGGGCAAGATGGGCCGTCGCTGCTCTATGAGTTGGCAAGGCAATGAGCGATAGCATAAACTGGTTGCCCGTGATGGTGCGATTGAATCAGCTTGACCTTTGGGCCGATAACCCAAAGCGCATGAGCCATGCTCAGGCCAAACGGCTGGAAACATCAACAGACAAATTGGGCAGGGCCGGGGCATTGCTCATTGGGCCACAGACAAATGGCGGGGCTTTCCCGCTTTACGACGGCCACCAGCGCGTCAGGATATGGTCTGCGCTGTATGGCGACAATCTGGAGGTTAATGCCTTGCAAGCCCACAGACCGCTTACCGATAAAGAGCAGCGCGAAGTATCATTGCTGACCATCACGGCCCAGGCGAGTTTCGATTGGGACATTCTGGCAGGATGGGACTTTGAGGACTTGACAGCGGGCGGATTCAGCGAGGGGCTGCTTGTCGAATGGAACGATGGCGCGCTTAATCTGCGGGAGATGTTGATGGCGGAAGAAGTAATACCGGACTTTCGGCCCGTTTCGGCAGATGAACAGCCGAGACTTGACCAGAGGTCGCCCGTGACTTGTCCTGAGTGTGGCGCAGAGTTTATACCTAAATGAGCCGGCCCGATGTAGTGGTAGACTGGTGTAGCTATGAGGCTGCCAAGTATGCGGTTGAGCATTGGCATTATAGTAAGCGAATGCTAGCGGGCAAATATATGAGTATCGGGATATGGGAAAACAGATTGTTTATCGGGGCTATTGTATTTAGTCACGGGGCTAACAAGGCAATTGGCAAGCAATATGGTCTGTCTCTTTTTCTGGCCTGTGAATTAAGCCGCGTGGCAATGACTAAGCACGCCATATTTGTTTCACATTTGATAGCAAAATCGTTATCTATGCTAAAAAGCCAAGCAGATCGGTTACGGCTTGTCGTTTCATACGCAGACCAAAGAGAGGGACACATAGGGGCGATTTATCAGGCCAGTAATTGGATATATGTAGGGCAATCGAGTGGGAATGATAGACGTAATTGCCCATATTTGAAACCTGGCGGCGGGATTGTGCAGTGGCGCACTATGTCAAAGATATGTCAGCGGCATGGAATGTCACACACCTTACAGGCGGCTATATCGTTGGGCTATACCCCGCTTGGCTTTATGCCAAAGCACAAATACCTCTACCCTCTCGATAAGGCCATGCGCCGACAAATCGAGCCTTTGGCACAACCATATCCAAAACGCGAACATGCGGGCGAGGTGCATGATGGTGCATAACTGGCGACCAGTCAGCAGGCGCAGGTTCAATTCCTGCCGCCCGCTTTGGCAGTTGGGATAACTTGGGATAAGTTTGGGATATTGGCACTTGGGACGATATTAGAGATGGCTGAGGTGTATATTTTGCGTGAGACAATCAAACACTGAGCAGAGTATTATCACCAAAGCTGAAAGGAATGAAGATGGAAATATTACAAAAACTATACGATAGTGAGATAAACTTTAGATTGTCTTGTTTCTTTGATGCTGGTTTTGAAGCAAGTCTAGGTGATGAAATAAATGGGTTTAAAGCATCAGACGAAAACTTTGAGACCTTAGAAGAAGCCATAGACCATCTTGTAAATATGGCAAAGAAGTTCTATCCAGAATCAGAATTTTCAAGAACTATAGAAACTGGCGGACGATAATAAATAGTGAGACTATATGGCCGAAGAAAAAGAACACAGAAAACCTAGACGGTCGGCAGCGCAGCTTGCACGTGACAGGCGACGCATAGCCGGGCTTTACCTTGAGGGCCAGCTACAGGCTGACATTGCCGAGGCCGTTGGTGTCTCACAGTCTACCGTATCTAATGACCTGAAGGCGATACAACAGGAATGGCTACAATCGTCCTTGATGGACTTCAACGAGGCGCGGGCGCAAGAGATTGCAAAGATTGACCGGCTAGAGCGCGAATACTGGGCAGCTTGGCAGCGCAGTTGTGAGGACGCCGAAACGTCTACCCAAAAGGTAAAAGGCAAGCTACAGAAATACCAGGATGATAGCGGAAAGTTCGTAGCCGAACAGCCGGCGGAAGCGACTAAAACAAGCCGGGAACAGGCAGGCGATCCGAGGTTCCTGAGTGGCGTCCAGTGGTGTATCGAGCGGCGGTGCAAGCTGTTGGGAATTGACGCACCACAGCGTCACGAATTGACAGGCGCGGATGGCGGCCCGGTTATCCTGAACTACGTTGGGAACATAAGTCCAGATGACCTATGAAAATCCCTATCGCTTTTATGGACAAATCAGAGAGGCGATACTTTGCCGTGACAGAGAGGTTATCATCGAAGGCCCTGCTGATACGGGCAAAACTCTTGGCTTGCTATGGAAACTTCATACCCTGGCCTACAAATATCCGGGCTGCCAGCTTGCCATAATTCGCAAACGAAAAACTGACATAACTGGCACATCGTTCCATACCTTAAAAAGAGATTTACTGACAGACTATGGCCCTGGCATAGAGGTATACGGCGGTCAATATCCACAGTGGATCGACTATCCCACAGGATCGCGCTTATGGTTCGGTGGGATGGATGATCCAGGTAAGACGCTATCTGCGGAGCGTGACATGATATATGTCAACCAAGCCGAAGAGCTTGCCTTGTCCGACTGGGAATACCTGATCCGGTGCGTAACAGGGCGTGGGGCGGTAATGCCATATACGCAGCTTATAGGTGATGTGAATCCAGGCCCCCCTACACATTGGATTCTATCGCGGGCGAAAAGTGGCGCATTGCGGTTATTCAAATCAACTCATAGAGATAATCCGATGTTGTATGACCAGGCGACGGGCGAGCTTACAGAGGGCGGCAAGGGCCGCCTGGATGCACTAAAACGCCTAACCGGCTCTCGATTATTGCGGCTTTATCATGGCTTGTGGGCCGCGCCAGAAGGAGCAATCTACGATGTATTTGACCAGGAGAAGCACGTCGTCAAGGCATTCCCAATTCCGCCATTCTGGCCTAGAGCGGTTGGCATTGACCCATTCGGCGCAACAGTGGCCGCTGTTTGGTTGGCCTTCGACCCACAGAATAACAAGCTAAATGTCTACCGTGAATATGCAGAGCCATTCGGTCTTACGACGGCAGGCCATGCGGCCAACATTCTTGAGGTTTCAAGGGGCGAGTCAGTATTTGCCTGGGTATGTGGCGGCCCATCTGAGCGGGCATGGCGCGTCGAATGGCAAGCAAGTGGCATACCGGTGCTTGAGCCGCCAATTAGCGATGTTTGGGTTGGTGTAGACAGGGTATATCAACTACTCAGAGAGTTCTCGTTAGTAATTCACGATAATTGTATGGGACTGATAAGCGAGATTGGTAACTATAGGCGCAAGCTAGATAGACAAGGCCAGCCGACAGATGCTATAGAAAGCAAGGAAAGCTACCACTTGCTTGATAGCCTGCGCTATGTCGTAAGCTGGCTATCGCATGTCGAGGCCACACAGGAACGAATGAGTTTTAGTCCATATAGACTAGGGAGAGTATAATGCTATGCCGAAGTGTAAAAGATGCAAATCTGAATTTGTTATAAAATGGAAATTTAAAACGAATTATCCTTATACTGATAAACCAGCAACATACTACTGGCACGGTGATTATGAATCCGAGAGATTCTGTCCATATTGTGGCAAAAGGCTTTGTCCTTCATTGTTTGAATCTATACGAAAAAGTTATCTTTTTTTACTAGAAAGAATAAATAGATGCTGATAAACATCGGTGATATAAAGACACGTCTCAAATCGGCTTCAGGTGACTTGCCAGTATATTTTGATTTTTGTGAGTGTGTGCCAACAAATATAAATAGCTGGCGTGGCAATTACGCCGAGCCTGCTATTGGCTGGTCGCCCAGTGGCTACAGCGGCAATGGCAAGCCGCCTACGGTCGCACAGTTTTTAGATGAGCTTGAGATGGCAACATCTGGCAGGCTCTATAGTGGCTGGCACGGTGATACATTTTCCTATACTGACAATAACCAGTTATACGTTGATAATTACGGCGATTCTACTTCTACTAAAATCATGGGCATTGAAGTTTGTGAAAGCCGAGTGATTTTGCATACCGCCAAGACGAACAATAGGTAGTAAACTACCCCGCCGCAAGCGGCGGGGTTTCCAGCCGGAGGTTACATGAAGCAATTTCCTATCTCAGACAACTTGCTTTTGACCTTGAAACCGCACCGAGATGTGGCGGGTTAAGAGATGAGCCAGAGGGCGCAATGTTTGTCATTCTGTCTAATACGTTTGCATGCAAAGCGGCGACAAGACTAAGGGAGATAATGAATGAATTGGTTAGTTAATTTTGTTGAGGGCTTTAATATCAAGATAATCAAGCGGCTGTTCCAAAGAAAAGAACAAAAAATACCTGCTTATTGGCAAGCCTATACAGATGCTATGGGCACTGAAGTTATACAACTTACAAATGAACAAAAGAAGCAAGCATGGCTTGAACACGTTTTGCGAGTTTATGGGAGATAATAAAAAATGCTTGACAAGGCCCTCACGCTTATTTATGCGGGCAAATCAGACGATGATATGGTTATCTGGTATAATAACCTTTCGCCAGACGAAAGAGCACAGCTTGATTGTGAACTTGTTGCGAGCTTGAGAAATATCAGAGAAGCATGGCAAGCGATTCAGGATCGGTGCATCATGGCATTAGAAATAGTTGGGAATTATTTTGCAGAGTACAAGGAATTGATAGGCCAATGCCAACATTTAGAGAACGAATAGCAAAACTGGCCTTCGGGCCTGAAATGGCGCGGCTTGCACGGGCCGAACATGGGCAGCGCGCCCTCATGGAATTGTTACAATGGCAGCCAGCCGCCATGCTCAGAATGCAAGAGGTTGACCCCGCTTATCTTGATTGGCTTATGAGCCTGCAAGACTATGAAAATGTGGCTTGGAAAGGCTATGATTTTGAATCTGAGACACAGCGGCTAGTCAAGGTCAAGGAATCGCGGCGGTTATTCAATAATAACCCTGTTCAGGAACGTTGCGTTATGACCTGGACAGATTTTGGTTTTGGGCAAAACATAGACATAGATCCGTTAGACCGTGGTGATGTTGACGAAACTGGCACGCCCGAAGAAGGCAGCGGCGCGTGGTATTGGAGTGAGTTTTGGAATTCACAGGATAACAGGCCCATCCTCGGCGAGCGCGTATTGCACGAACTATCTAATACCACCCTAACAGATGGCGAAATCTATTTTGTGTTTTTCGTGTCAAGAATTGACGGTGCGGTTTCGGTGCGCATTATTCCAACAGACGAGATACAGGAAATTATCACCGAACAGGATGATACCTCTGTACCCGTTTACTACAAGCGCGTGTACAATCGGCAGGGTGAATCTGGGCAGGCGACGCTTTACTATACCGATTGGCAGGTAAAGACGGCCGAAAAGCCAGATACTATATTGAGAAAGGCAAAGTTGCCCGATGGCGCAAGGCTGGCAGAAGATGAAGCCAAAGAAACAGAGATCATGGTGATGCACGTCGCACACCGACGCAAGCGCGGGTTACGCGGCTGGCCGCTAAATGCCTCTAGCCATGATTGGATTGCTGAATACCAACACTGGCTCACGGCGCGGGCTGCCGTGGCCCAGGCCGTCTATCTCTACGTTGACAAAATAGTGACGAAAACAGGCTCACGGGGCATTAAGGCGATCAAGAGCAAACTACAATCTGCACTTGCCATATCTTCGACCTATTTAGAGACAAATCCTGTAGGCGCACCGGCAAGTGTCTATACTGGCAATGTGGATATTGAACGCCGGCCACTTGATACTGGCGCGGGCGATGCAGAGCGAGACGGCGGGGCATTATTGGCTATGGCAGCCTTGCCGGCTGGACTTCCGCCGCATTATCTTGGACGTGGTGAAGTCGTGCGCATGGCCGTTGCCGAGGAAATGCGCGAGCCTATCCGCCGCCAATGGGCACGGTATCAGGTTTTTTGGGCCTCTGTATGGCGCGATATGGTAAGGCTCGTTTTGTGGGCCGCTGAAAAGTACGACGATGCTGATTTTGAAACTTACGATGCTGATGTGGGAACTGATGCGCTTGTCCAGACAGACATGGCAGGCATCGCGCGGGCAATGGATGCTCTGGCAAATATGATCGACCGTCAGGTTTTAGACCCTGATACGGCTCGCAAGGCCGCGCTTGAGATTTTGCGTATCACGTTACAGCAGCTTGGCGTCAAAGATACAGACCAGATCGTAGGTGATATTTTGGAATCGCTCGAAACCAAAGATGAAGGGGAGGAAGAACAACCGCCAGAACCGACGACTCCAGAAGCGCCGCCAGAACAACCGGAGCAACCAGAACCGCCAGTCGCGCCAGAGGGAGAAGAAACAATCGAAATGATGCTATCCCTAGCTGCCGTGGAGGCCCTGGCTGAGGCCCACCAAGTACAAATAGTCAGTCGTCATTGTCCTCTTTGTGGTTTCCCTCAAGCCGAATCATACGAGGGTCATAGAGGATTATTGCGCTGTATTGGTTGTAAAAAGACTTACGATCCGAGTGTGGAATAAGATTGTTAATAAAGGGGGGCAAAATGAACAGGCGCAAAGTAATTTCAACGGGGAATTTTGGTTTTAAATTGCCGTTAGGCGAGATTGCGATAGCCTATCTTCTACTTGATAGATTTTCAGCACCAGGGTGGGCCTATGGCATAGTATTTACAATTCTTGGCCTCATTTGTATTTGTGCCATAGTTTCATGGTTATGTTTTGAGAAGAGTATTGACATTTTTAGTGAGCGGGATAATGGCTAATGACCTTCAAGCACAAATCGAAAAGCGCAAAAGGAAAATCGCCAAACAAATCAGGGCTATCATTGCCGCCGCCTTGAATAATGAAGATGGCTTTCAACGGCTTCGGGCTATTACAGACGAAGAATGGCAAGCCGCCGTAGAGACAGACGAATTAGAGAGCGAGCCTAATGCCTAGAGACTGGCGGGCCGTTGTAGATGGAATGACGAACGTTCAAAAACTGGTTCACTTGGCGATGCGCCAAGACCCGGTTGATGAAGAAAATATTAGGGGGAGCCTGCTTCGCGCTAGACGACTAGCTTATGAGGATGAACTAACAGCACAGGCAATCATCGTGGGATGTACCGGCCGTACAGGTCGTCTGACAAACGGCGATATACTATCCGGTCTAAATAATGATAGTCGCCGCGATGCAGCAAGTATCGTCAATACCTATAACTATGACCTGGCGATTGCGATCCTGAATATCGCTGCTGAAGTGCCAGCGGCTAACCGCTACGTCTATGCTTCTCGCCTGCAGGGATGGGAATCTGCCAGGGCTTCCTGGAAAAATGCTCAGATTGCATTGAATACTGAGCTAACGGCCCGCTCTGGAGCACAACAGGATTTTTACAGATTCAATAATATCGGCGGCTCGGCGACCTTACAACCGACAAGGGCAGTATGCCCGATTTGCCAGGGATGGATAGCCAGGGGTGAAGTTCCTGTCAGGGTTGCACAAGCGAATCCGCCGCCATATCATGTAAATTGCCCACATTTGTGGGCTACCGATCCAGAAAAGATAGCGCCAGATGAATGCGCCGATTTGTGGATGGGACAATAAGAAAGGAATGATATGAAAGAAAGTGGGATTTATGGAATATGGGGTGAACGTCGGGATGGAAAAGAGGCCAATTGGATAGTTCCTCCCAATATGCCAATGTTTTTTAAGAATAGAAAAATTTTACTTGGAGTAGCAACACAACATTGCAGATATGACTACTACAATCAACAGGTATTTAACTTCTATATCTGCGAACTGGGCGAAGATGGTTATCCTATCCAAGAAACAATGGAATTAATAGAATTTAGCAATAGCCGGGTCAAATGACACAAGACGATATACAACATCTTTTTGATATTGCCGCCGAATTAACGGCGATGGCCGAGGTGATACAAGATACAGGCCAAAGTGAAGATTGGCGCAAGATGCAATTGGCAGCAATGCGCAAAGCCTACTTGGAATGGTACAGAAAATGTCTCATGTTTCTGAGCGCCAGAACAGATACCACAATTAAACAGCGTTTCATCAGGCTATATCAGGGCAAATGGTACAAGTTCGGTATAGAAGGCTTCTTGAGATTGGGACATAAACAACATTCGCTAAGTGGCTGGGTAGCACGTTTTGACTCTGCATTTGAACGAAATATAGAAGAACAATGCAACATCCTGGCGGAAGTCACGAACTAACCCCGCGCCAAATTCAAATTCTTGGCTTGGCAACATTTTCTAACAATGAAATAGCCTATATATTAAATGTCAGCGCCCAAACAGTAAAAAATCATTGGAGCAATATCTATAGGTATCTAGGGCTGACGCCACGGGCTGGCGAATCTATTAGGCTGAAGGCAATAATAATAGCATTAGAACGAGGGCTTATTCCGAGCGTATGGGATTTGCCATTGGGCAGCATGATAAAATGTACCAAACGACTATTGACATTATGGCAGGTTTATGATAAAATGGAAAACAAAGAGAAGTGTGTAATAACTGCTACGCCCCAACCAAGATTTTACCCGGAATCTTGTACATTGGCCGAACATCAGATTCTAAAGCGCATCAGGCAACTTGTTCGCAAGGGCCGGTCTATACTCATACTAGAGATAGTGTCTCGTGATAGTGTGCGCGAACTGGGCAGCACAATGATGGAATAGTTAGTCAACTTTATATTAGGCTCACAGAAACTTTTGACACTCTGGGCCACGAAGGATGATTCCTTCGTGGCCCTTTTATTTTTGGGGGAACGAATGCCCAATCGTGATTATGTGCTAGATCCATATCCCAAAGCCTGGACAAATCCTGTAGTAATGCGGGCAAGTGCAGCATTGCCAGCAGCAGGGGCTTGGGATGCAACACCTACGGAACAGAATATTTTTGGTGCTCAGGGCATGACTTTTAGTTTCACTTATACACGCGGCGCGGCGGGCGGGGCATTCGATTACCAGATCGAGCTTTCACCATATTCTGTCGTCGCCCTCGTGCCGGCCGGGGCAAATGAGTGGATTACAGAATCTATATATGCCAGTGGCGCGGTGGCGCTTGGAGTTGATACGCAAAGCCGCGAACAGAGAGAATATCAGACATATGGTAGTACCGGCGCGGGAGCTGAGGGTTTTCAGATTGATTTTGAGCTACGAGCGCCCTATGAAAGGATACGCATCTTGGCACGGGAAAGCGCCGATGGTATACCAGCCAATCCGGGCACTTTGCAAATAACGATGGTGGTTTGGTAGATGGCCGATGGTATTCAAGATCAAAGCATGATACTCATTCCATCTGAATTCAATTTTATACGACTAAATCTAGGCTATACTCCACCTTCACATATTGAGGGCCTTATTTTTTATGACCATGAAAACAAGACGATTTCTTTGATGACCAGCGTGCCTAATGTCATCTTACAAATTGGTCAAGAACAATACCTTAGAGCCAGAAATGATCAGGGCGCACAAATTAACAATGGACAGGCAATATATATATCTGGGTCTGCTGGAGATATTGCTAATGTAAAACTTGCCAAAGCAGATGCGATGCCAATGGTATGTGCAGTGGCATTGGCAACAGAAAACGTTGCTATTGGAGAAATAGGGTTTTTTACTACATTTGGCATTGTTAGAGATATAGATACATCTGGATTATCTATTGGGGATGTATGGTTATCTCCGACAATTGCTGGGGGATTAACAAATATAAAACCAACAGCGCCAGATATTCCTGTTTTAATAGGCTGCGCCATTAAAATACATGCTAATCAGGGACAAGTACTCGTGAATATCGTGAGAAGTATTTAATGGGGGGTATAAGAAGCTCAGGATTCGATGACCAATCAATTGCCACTGGCGATGTTGATGTTGTCGTTGATGAAATCAATGCAAAAGTTCTGGAGTTACAAGAAACTGGCGGAACCCTCGTAGCCGATGGAACAGAGCAAGATGTCTATATCGTAAATGCGCCGACAGCAGAATTAAAGCCAATCGTAACCTTCATAAATTTAGACAATATGCAAGTCGGAGATGCTACCTTTATAAGAGTCTATTATCGAATTGCCAGCGGTGGCGCATGGCTATTGAGTGATTTTCAAGGATTTGCCAATGCTGATGGTGGATTGACGAACGGCAAGGTTTTGATAGCCATCGATCTTTGGCCTATCAGATATGGAGTGCGTGTAACATTGGAACAAACTGCTGGGGCAAATCGGAATTATTTACATCAAACGATGTATGAGGCTAACTAATGGCCGGAGTTGGTATTGATTCAATAGGTAGAATAAAGAGCATTTTGGATTCTACTGACCAATTGGTAAATGTATCAGCCCCTGGTCTTGGAGCGGCTATTGGTAGCGTCGCTTATACAGTAGCCGAAATAGAAAAACACTTTCATACCCGCGAACGGTGGCTCGGCATTAGAAGCCCGCAAACGGCGACGCAATGGGCAGCCAAAGGCGTAACAAATCCATATGTTGCTACAAGTGGCAACAATACTTGGGGAGCTGCTATCCAGCTAATCGGAACAGGAGATACGCCGACTATTCCTGATATGACGATGTTCGACCCGCACCGCATCTTAGTAGTCGGCGTTAGCCATGATACACAATATCTAATGCGGATTAGTTATGGCCCTGGAACACAGGCCGATGCGATAACAGCCAATCAATACTCTGAGATAATGGTAAAATTCGATTCTTTGAATCCACAACAATCTGCCGGTATTCCATTTGACATCAAATTCCCTAGACAGAATGTGGGCTATGACAAGCTGTGGGCAGAATGCTGGAATGCAACAAATCTGGCAACGGCAAGTTTCTTTATCGGCATCCACGAATATATAGGATAGGTTCATATCATGCCGTTTACGATTGCTGATGTCGAAAAGCATACAAAGAAGGCAACTACAGATGACCTCAAGGCGCAATGGGTAGCCGTTGCCAATTCTGCGCTCGAAGGGTGTATTGAGGATGACGGCGACGATGAAAGTTGCGCGCCGAGAGCGATACAGCAAGCAAATGGCGTGATAGCCAGAATGGCTAGGGAGAACGAGGCTATGCCTTTAAATGAATATGCTTGTAGGATAAGACCACCTGATGATTTTCAGGATGGAAGTATGCGGCGTATAACGCGTGGGGCTAAGACAGGGCCAGGGCCTAGAGACGGCAAACAGCTTTCAATTATCATCGGTAGATTGACTGGAGAATCTGCCACGACAGCACAGGCATACCGTTACAAAAAGGATGATTGGACAGAAGCCCAAGCGAGGCAACATTGTCAAGAACAGGATGGAACTTTTGAAGAAGTAGCAGAAGGCGATATTGAAAACCTGGATGATTATATTGCTACGGCTGAAGAATATTATCGTCTCACTAGCAAATTCTCTGAATCGGCGGCGGCCCTTGATGCTATCTTTGAAGAATTCACTGGCTCGCCGCGAAATCCTTATGGCACACATGCCAGCAAGGGTTATCCTGGCGGTCGGAATGCTTGGTTAAAAGCCTGGCGGATTCATTTGTCTAAGGCCGATTCGGGCGCATTGCGGGGTACTATTCGTCGAATTGGTATGATTGGGGCGACGATGAAATGTGATATGCCTGCCATGTCAGCAGATGACGTCGGCCCACGCAGCGGGCCATCTGGCAGATTGGCCGGAGAATATAAGGAAAAGCCAAGTGACTATGGACTATCATCTTGGAAAAGTCCTAGTGATGACGAACTGACTGCTGAAGATGTACAATTCACCTGCCAAGACCTGCAAGACATAAAGAAAATCGTGCTACAGGAGATAGCCAAGCGGCAGCAAGAAGCAGAGAATGAAGAAAGCGAAATAATGTCAGAAGATGCAAACCTAGCAGAAGTTTCTTTCGGGTATGCTGTTGATTTCGTAGAGCGCGAAAGCCCGAATGGCGCGGCCTACATTGACCTTGTACCCCTCAGGCCAGGATGGGGCAATAGGAAAGACAACCATTATTACCCGCATGATGTCGTGCGTGAATCTGCCTCTGTATGGTTGGGTGCTAAAATGTGGGCAACAGATCACCGTCAAGAGGATAAAAATGCGCTCAATCAAATCAGCGAAGTTGTGCAAGCCCCAGCGGGATATACAAAAGATGGCGTACCATTCGTTCGGGCAGTTATCCTGAGTCCTGAATTTGAAGAGGTCGTAAGGCGTCGTAAACGGGCCGGAATCTTAGATAACTTGCATTGTTCTATTCTGGCTTCTGGCACGGTGCGCAAGAAGGAATTTGAAGAAAACGGACGTAAGGGCAAATATGTCGAATCAATCAGCCCAGACGGGGCTGGTATAGATTGGGTAACGAAGGCCGGTGCGGGCGGTCATGCAACGGCCTTCAGCGAGGGAGGCATTATGAAGGTAAAAGGGGAAAAAGTCGAAGAAGTCAAAGAAGTGCAAGAGGTAGAATTGCGCGAGGGGGACAAAGGGCAAGAAGCCAGGCCCGAAGAAAAGGCAAAGAAATCACTGGCAGAAGCAGAAGTCAAGGATACTTTGGCAAGATCAAATTTGCCTGGCGCATCGCAGCAGCGGCTTGCCGAGGCGTCTTATCAAGACGCCGAGGCACTTGAGACGGTCATCAAGGCTGAAAAGGCTTACGTCAAAGAGTTAACGGGGAGCGGCAAGCCGGTCGGTATGGGTGGCACGAAATCTATTGAAGAACTGTCGCCTGAAGAAGCAGAAGAAAAACAAAAGGCCCGCTTCAATCGTATCATGCGCGAAGTCGGGGCTAAGGAGGTATAAATATGCCTGCAACTTTTTATAGCGGCCCGCAATGGCAGCAATCTAGCGAACCGCATACTTTCGTAGATGTACAAGAATTTGATTGCTGGCCGGTTGGTGATCGTAGCGGATCGGGCACTAAAGATCAACTCGCTCCTGGATTGCATCCTATCATTGCTATCGGCGGCCGAACGGCAGCGGATGGCCGTCCACTTAATGTGACTGGCGTCGTGGTGAGTTATGCCGGTGTGGGTAGCGGAACGGCGACGGATCGCGTCGAAGTCAACATCGCCGATGGCACAATCGTGCGTCAATACGTCGCCAATGTATTGACCTACGCAGCGGGAGTGCCTGCCACTTTTGAGACCGCGCCAGTTGTCGGCCAGCCAGTCTACGTTGACGATAGCAATGATCTCGGCGAGGGCGTAACGTGTAGTCTAAGTCCGCTAAATGATGCTGATGTCAAGAATCCAATGGCAGGCGTTCTTTGGTATTGCCAGGATGAAATCGCCGATGGTTTTGTGGGGGGTGCAAGGGCAACGTCCACATTCAATACCAGTCTGCCAAACGAGCTGACAGAGCAGGTATTTTGTGTTCTGCTTATCAATGGCGCTCGTGAGTTGGCTTAGGAGAATAACATGAGACGAATTCTTTATGCAATGAAAGAAATTCGGCGCGGGCAATTGGAAGATAATGGCGCGCCGGATACGAAAATCAAAGAAGCGGTCAATATGTTTGAATACCTTGATCGCAACCTGAGCGGTATTAAGGCTACTGATACCAATGCCAAACTATATGAGGTTATGATTAGCGCCGACTTCACTTATGCTATCCAGGAATTTGTACAACGACAAGCATTGCCTGGCTATCGCCGCATGATGTTCAACTTCGAGCCGCTGGTCTATCCTGACACGTTGCCGAACTTCTTGCCTGTCACGAGGTATCAGAAACGCGCTGGCGTTGATGATCTGGAATATGTCGGCGAGAAGGGACAGGCGCGGCCGGGATATGTCGTTGATGCAACGAAGCGCCAATGGCAGGTTTACCGCTGGGATAAGCAATTCGACTTTTCATACGAGGCGCTGAAAAACGATGACTTGGGTTACTTTTCCGACCAGGCGGAGTTGATGGGACAAGCGGCCCGGCGCACGCTTGAGAGGTTCGTTAGCCGTATGTATACCAATGCCACGACCATTGCCAGACTAACCGCCCTCGGCGCGCTGTATTCCACGACCGGACGCTTGACTTCAAACCGCATAAGCACGGCGCGGATGGCTTTCGGACAACGTGTTGACGACCGCAATGAGCCGATTGACGCCGACCTGGCTTATATCGTCTATCATCGCGGGCTTGAAGATACCGTTCGGCAAATCCAAAACAGTGAACTTGTGCCAGAACTGGCAACGAATGCAGCCAATGTCGTGCGCACCGGTTGGATTGGAATCAAAGACCCCTATATCGCCGGAGTTGCCCCTAACCTGCCCTGGTATGCTTTTGTAGATTATCGCTCCTATGGTATCCGCCCATTTATCCTTGCTCGTATGCAAGGCATGACTGGCCCGATGATTCTGCGCAAGCGCAGCGACATCGAGGCCGTGACTTCTATGCTTGGCGGGGGTGTGCCGGTCGATCCGATCATGGGCGATTTTGAGAGCGGCAATATCACGCTGAAAGTCGCCGATGTTTGGGGAACCTACGTTGATGGAACTGAGGGCAACCTGAACGACTATCGTGGCGCATATTACTCTAGCGGTACAGCGCCCTAGAAAACAAGAGGGGGAGCAAAACCAATGTCTAAGTTTGATAAATTGACGGCCGAGGTGAGAGAACTAAGGTCACTTCTAAGGCAACATGGAATCGTTGCGCCTGGCGAGCGGCCAGATACGACCAAGCAACACGATTATGTAGAGCACGGTTCGGCCCAACATGCGCAAATCATCGGTCTGATAGAAGCCAGGCCAGAGGATGATACATCTGGCTACATCACCTTCAAAAGTCCACAATCTGGCCGAACCTGGCGCTTGCACGATGAAGTGACGCCTTTCATGCAACATGCGAACCCGCGCCAGGTAGCAGAACTTGTCTTGCGCCAAAAGGTTTCAGAGCTTGATGCAGGCCAGCCGCAAGTGCCAGAAGGCGCGCCGTCTATGTGGCAGCCTGAGCGTTTAGCATACACCTTTTAAGGAGTAACTAGAGATGAGTGTCTTTGGCGGTGTGCCTATTCCTATGGAAAAATTGCCGCCGTGGTTTGGCGGCCAGTTTGGTGTGCCTGGAAGCGATACGCCAGAAGGATTGCGTCTCGGCTCGCGGTCTATCGTCTATTATGTTGATAAAACGAATACAGAGGCCAATGATAATAACGATGGCACCGACCCCCGCGCCCCAAAACTAACTATCGCATCTGCAATTACTGCCAGTAACGCGACGATCAACTGGGGAGATGCTTTTGGAGGAACCAAACCCTACAACTGGATTTTCGTCGGGCCTGGGGTATACCAGGAAGCCTTGACCAGCTTGCCACATTACTGTCACGTTGTTGGAACTGGCGTCTTGGGCACTGATGGGGCTACTGAGATACATCCGACTGCTGGCAGCGCCATTGCTGGCACACAAATCAATGGGCGCTGGGCAAATATATGGTTCGAGTGTGAGACAGCAGTGCCGATTATTGATTTCAACGTCTGTAACAACGTTTTGGTAGAACATTGCTTCATCGCACGGGGCATAGCCGGTCTGGCGACTATCGGCATTGATTTTAGCAATGCAAGTCACGTTCAAATCGAAAACAACGTTTTTGGCTCAGGTGTTGCGGCCATCCCTACTGGAATCAATTTTGCCGGTGGAGTTGACATCTTTGCCCATTTCGTGCGCATCGTGGGCAATTACATCAACTGTGCAACGACTGGCATCAACATCCCGGCCAACTGTACGGCCTCCGGGGCATTAATCAAGCAAAACGTCATTTCCGGGCGTCCTGTTACCGGTATTCAAGACCTGAATGGCGGCTCTTACTGTGTAGACAATTGGATCACGGCCAGTGTTGATGCAATCAGTCATGTCAACCTGGCAACCAATTGTATTGCCAATCACGTCATTGACGGCGCTGTGGGGGCAGTCGAAGATGCTGTGGGGGCAGTCGAAGATGCTGGAAATGATTAAGGCGGGGAGAATAAGATGTTTGGCGACAATATAGCCAATCTGGATTGGGAATATTGGAATGGTGCGGCCTGGGCGGCGCTGACGATAAACAATGACAATACAGCGAATGGTGGGCAACCAATGAGTGTCGCCGGTGTAAACTCGGCACATTGGAAACAACCAGCCAACTGGGATACGACTGCGGTTGGCGGGGTGACAGGTTATTGGGTGCGCGCCTTAATGCCAATGAGCGCGCCCAGGCTATGGACAAGATTTCTAAGGCAAATATTCTTAAAGAGGCGGCCCAATAATCCGATTATAGTCAAGAAGAAAAGCGGGAATGAATAGGGGGCAATATGCCTAGTTCTAGCGTGCAATGGCCCATTCCATTAACGCGCCTCAATCCCTGGTATCCAGGACAATTCGGCGTGCCAGGAACAGATAACGAAACAGGATTGCGGCTACATAGCACTGGCGCAATTTTCTACGTAAGTCCAAATGCAATAGGCGTCTCCGATAGGCGAGATGGCACAGACCCCAACGAGCCTTTAGCAACAATCACGGCGGCGTTGACCAAGTGCCAAGCATATCGCGGCGACACAATTGCCGTCATGGCAAATAACGCCTGGCAATATGGCAATGCCGCCGATGGATATGCTTTGCCCATCTCAGAAGAAGTCACAATCACCGTGCCAGGCGTGAAATTAGTCGGGGTACACCCCTCTGGCTCGCTCGGCGTCGTCTGGACACCGGCGAGCAATGGCGGCACTTGTATCACCGTCCATGCTATAGATGTGCTTATCGAGGGCTTTGTTTTTACCGAGGGTGTATATACTGGCCTCGATGCAATCTATTGCGAATGGGATGGGGCTACTCTATTCGGCGAAAATCTAACCGTTCGGCATTGTTATTTCGACGATACGGTTGATACTGCGATTCAGCTTGAGTTTAGTTGGTATTGTCATATTCACAACAATGTCTTTCAAGAATGTGACGCCTATGGCATTTATGTCGATCCTGCCGGGTCTAGTATTACATATGCCATGATCGTTGATAACTGGTTTCAAAATTGTGCCGCTGCCCTTTCCTTGCGCGGCGTGGATAGATGCAAGATAGCCCGTAATCAAATTTACAATAGCAATGCTCAGGGCGGCGCGGCCGCGACAGATGAAGGAATAGATACGGCGGGCGGGGGACAAAACCTAGTGTACCACAACGTGTTATCTTGTTTGTTGCCTGTTCCTGCCAACGGAGATTATGATGACTTTTGTACAGCGGCGGCGACAGACGCCTGGATGCAAAACTACTGCCTAAACGGCCCATCAACGACTAATCCGACGTAGGAGAATGACATGATAGATGAACGATGCAAAAATACTCTGGTGAACAAACTTGGCATAAGTGTGGATTTGGCCGGTGTTGCCGTAGCGGCCGGCCTGACTTCTGTTTTGCGCGTCAGAGGCGCTTCTGATACTATCTTGCTTGCGCTCGGTTTTACACAGGAACAGATCGATGCTATCAAGGACAGAGAATAAATGGCTTGTACTGGCGCTTATGCTACGGCAGACGATTTTGCCGATTTCTGGTGTCTGGCTACAACCCTGACGGCCGAGGAAGAAGCCGCCATTGACGTTTTTCTTGCCCTGGCAGCAGCAGATATACACGCGGCACTGGCGGCAAGCGGAGCTTGTGATTGCACTTTGGCCTCATGGGCTACGCCGTTTCTGAAAAAGCTAAATGTCATAGACGCTGCGGTTATTCACAATTGCCCGTGCGGATCGGCCAGTAATCGTTGGTCGGATGCTGTCAAGATGGGTATGTTAACCTGGATTTCGACACAGCTTGACCATTTGAGAACTGGGGCGTTAGAAGTATGTGATGGCGAGACGGGTATTGATTTCCCGTATGTGGATACCATAGAAAGAAACCTGACACCGTGGAATGAGGCGCAAATTATTTTGAATCGTCTGATGCGTGAGGGGAGCTAAACTTGTGAGGCGGGCGCAAAGAGCCGCGTGCGGCTATACAACAAGAAAAGCCGATAATTGTTCCGGGCGAAATTGGCTTTGTGGAACTGAGATACAAGGGCCTTGCAAGGCGGCCTAGAAAATGGCGTGGTAAAGAAACGGGGGTTACATACAAATTCTGGAGAGATAAAAGGCGGGGCTACGTTGATGTAAGAGACGTTGATGGCCTGATAAATCCTCCCCTACCAGAATATATGAATCCAGAGCCGCTATTTGAGGTAATAGATGATTCTAACCAAGATGATAAAGCCAGGCAGACTTGATTCGGGGGCGATGCAGGCCGAACTAATTGCCGGTATATTAGAAATATCACGGGGAATATTAAAAGATTTTCAGGAAACGACCAAGACATGGGCCAAGAAACCAAAATTCGATATGCTTTATGACCTCAAGGGCGGCCCTACAGTTTTAATCGGGACAGATGACGAGATTTACCGATACGTTGATGAGGGCACGAAACCTCACCCGATTTTTGCAGGAATCTATACGGGCAAAAGTGACAAAATGGTACTGGCCTTTCCATCTATCTTCAAGCCGAAAACGACGCCGAACGTGATAGGCTCCGGGCCAGGATTCAAGGGCGGCGATACGGTATTGAGGCCATACGTCAACCATCCAGGTACTAAACCACGCAATTTTAGTGATAATATTAGAAAAAAATGGGAAAAGCCATACAAGCGGCGGATGGAGCGGGCAATGAAAGACGCTGCTAGAAAATCAGGACACGGATTATGACGATTGAAGATGAACTACCCATAGACGAACAAGGAGAAAGGCCAAAACGGCGCAAGATGGTACAGATAAAAGTCATCTCACACAAAGGCCATTCTACGCTGATAGAATATGATGGCGGCAGCAAGCGGGTCTATGTGCCGCTTGATAGGATAGATGGGGACAAGATCGCGCAAGAGGAACTTGATAAGGGCATTGTCTACGGCCTTGAGTTTGAGCGGCTGATAACTATTTCTGGTACGCCAGAAGCGATTGCTGCCGAGTTAAAGAGGCGTGGGGTATGGACTTATGATGATTTGTGTCAGAAACCCCATGCCGTCCATAAGGCATTTATGAGATTTTACGGGAGAGACTTGGCGGCTCTCATGCAGGCCGCTAAATTGGAGGTGAACAAATGAGTCGTCAAGGCGATTATTTTGACGCCAATATGGGCGTGCTCTGGATTCAACCAGCCGGCCCAAACACGCAGCCGCAATACCTCGGCTGCCATGACTTGGGCGATGTGAGTGAGCCACAAGGCGATATTGCGCAGCGATATTGCCCTAATCCAGATGGGCCAGGGTCTTGGGATGTAGTGCTTGTCACACAAGGGCCGCCAGATAGAATCACCACGACTATCACGACATACGTTGGCAAAACTGCCGATTGGTTGGAAAGACAGGTTTGCCCTGTTCCGGTTTATGTACATCAATCTAAGTGCGGCAAGAAAAATATCTTTTTGACCTACGATAGAGGGGAGCTTTACCAATATGCCCGTTTTGCTGGCAAGGGCCGCTCAAATCTGGCGATGCGTGAAGGAGTTGACGCCTCGGAGCAAACTTTTGACCTATCGGCTGATTCATATCCCAACGGCCTTTTTGGCAAGTATTATCCGCTAAAACTTACACGCCAGGTTACAACCGAGGCCAATGGTCTCTTTGATATCGCCTTCTGTAATGCCCTAACCTGTCTCGGCCCTTGTGGCCCAGCTCAAGACCTTTGTACAGAAGGCTATATCGTCGCCGCTGCCGGGATTGGTGTTTCAGCTAACGTCTTGCGCACCGCTAATGCCGGTGTGACATGGGCGGCAACTGCTGCCGATCCTTTTGCTATTAACGAGGATATTATCAGCGTCGTTTGCTTTCCTGTTTCCCGCACCGTGACACGGGTGGTCGTGGCGCGGGGAACAACAGATGTGGCTAACCCTGCCGAAATTGCCTACAGCGATGATAACGGCGCGACCTGGACGAACGTTAATGTGGGCAGCACTAACGGCGAATACATGCAGTGGACGGGCGCTCTATTTGCGATTGATAACTACCACATTTGGGCCGTGACTGATGCTGGGGCAATTTTCAAGAGCACCGATGGCGCGGCAAGCTGGACTGAGCAGACCACAACTAATACCAATGGCTTGAATTATATCCGCTTCAAAGACGAAAATCACGGCTTGACGGTTGGCGATACGAATGCTATTCTCTATACAGAGGATGGCGGGGCACATTGGGCTATTATCGCCGGCCCTGCTGCTCAGGCCGCCCAAAATGCGCTATGCTGTGAAATTCTGGATGCTTACCGCTGGTGGGTTGGTTACGCTGATGGCGAGCTTTGGTATACCAACGATGGCGGGACGAACTGGGCGCAGCGCACGGTTGATACTCCGACTGGCGCTGTGAGCGTTGACCGTATCAACGACATCATGTTTATTGACGACTTCTTGGGTTTCTTTGTAACCAAGTGGACAGATGGCAGCGCCGACGAATTTGGCTCGATTCATCGCACCTTTAATGGCGGCCACGATTGGGAAGTCTACCAGGTTACAGACGCATTTGATACTGACACACCTACGGGATTAAATGCCGTTTGGGCCTGTCACTATAACCTAGCCTATGCCGTTGGCAATTTGATCGATTCGACCGGTGCGATCTATACCGTCTCTACCTAACAAGACGTTCACTACTGAGCATCCTGGGGAGCAATGGGATGCGCTTAAATAATCAATACAGCCAACAGACGACGGCAAGCAGCTCCCCGCTTGTCGTCGTTTTGTTGGACTTAAAGGGGAGTGAATGAAATGAGGCGACGCGAATTTTGGTTGATAGATGATAGCTCGGCCTTTATTATTGAGAACGAGCTAAAAACGTCTCTGACTAATATTAACGCAATTGTGGAAAAGATAGAATGGGGTAAACGGGGCAAAACAAATATTGTCTTGAGGGGCTACCTGCCTTTGGCTTATTATCTAATTGTTATGGCAGATGGGATTGCATTAGAAATACAAAATGAGCCATGTAGTAGAAAAGACATTTACGTAGATGGTACAACAATAATTAGGATAGCAGATTGTGAGATAATAAAGAGGTGGATTGAGCAGCCAGTATCTATACAGCCCAGTCATAATGATATAGAGATATTTGTTGAGCTTGAAGGTGCAAGTATCGAATTCCCACAGGAGCAGATTAAAATGGGGAGCGAATAAAATGAACGAAGAAAATAATACATACAAGACGAGCCGGGGCATAATAATTCGGTTAGTACCCATTCCATTTCTACTAGACCAAGTGCGGGCAAGTGTGGTATTCCCGGAGCCGCCCACTTATGAAGTCGTAAATGTGGCGGGTGATACCGAGGTACATTTGCACGATGAAACCACACTTGAAACCGATGAAGACAAGGCCAAATGGGCCGCCTATCTCAAGGCTAGAGATGAAGCCGAGGTTAGGTTGCGCGAAAATATGACCAGAACCATATTGGCTAAGGGCCTTATCGTCGAAATGCCAAAAGACGATGAATGGGTCAAAGATCAGGAATGGTGCGGGGTAAATGTGCCTACAGAACCACGAGAGAGGCGATTGCACTACATTTTGACAGAAGTTATCGGCCGGCCCGATGACCTGAGCGACATCATGATCGGTATTGGCAGAATCTCTGGCGTAAATGAGGAGGCGCTGGCGACTGCCGAGGATTCCTTTCGTTCTGCGATGGGGCGGGGAGAAAGGTCGGCCGCTGGAGAACATCAAAGCCATATTGCGCCGCTTGAAGGGCAAGAGGGGCTGGTGGCATAGCCCGCGTTATTCGGAGGTGGATACGGCCCACGATTGGGGTATAGACCTCGATAGCTGGTGGGGATTGAGTGAAGCGGCGCGGGCCTACATGATGGCTTATACTGGCGCACGAGGATGGATGAAAGCCTGGGAAGAACACCTGGCCGAACGGGAGAGTAAGAAGCGTGCCTGAGAAAATCGGCCTCATGGCCGTCTTAGACACAACTGAATTCGATAGGGGATTAAAATCCTATCTTGGTGGTTTAAGTACGACTGAATCACAAACCAGGCGTACTTCTGATGCTGTAGTCAAATTTGGAGAACAAACTAAAGGCGCAACTAAAAACTTAGGTGCTGCTGCCACACAAATTTCCAAGACAACTAGTAGCTTGGGTACTATGGAGAGTGTTTACGGGCATATCAAAGGCCCCCTTGCAAGTTTAAATCAATGGTTGTCTGGAACTGTTAAATCTACTACTACAGTTCAAACTAGTTTGGACAAAGTTACTAGAGGAATAGGCCAATCAGCAAGTGCAATTGATAGAACAGCAAGTATAGCAAGTGGTGCTACTCAGAAAATTGGAGAAGCGACTAGTGGACTTGGGGAAACTACCAAGCAAACAGTTAGTTCTATAAACAACATGGGGACTACTGCCCAAACCGTTTTTGGAGTTATCATAGGAAATATTGCTGTACAAGGAATTGGTTTATTAACTAGAACTATTAGCGGAGCAATTTCTTCTATCGGTGATATGGTGCGTGGGGCGGCGGATATTCAGGGCGTTAGAGTTGCCTTCGAGGCCCTGACTGCTGCCCAACCAGATTTTTTGAGCAAGATGCAAGACGCATCGTCTGGCATGATCGCACAACGCGACCTCATGCAATCTTATAACCTGGCCGCGCAGTTGGTCGGCAAAACCTTCGCCGATCAATTGCCCGAAGCGATGGGCTATTTGACCAAAGTTTCGGCCTCTACCGGCCAATCTATGCAGTACCTCATGGATTCCCTCGTTCGTGGTGTTGGCCGCCTTTCCCCGATGATTTTGGACAACCTGGCAATCCAGGTTGATTTGACATCGGCAACAGATGCTTATGGCAAAGAAATTGGCAAGACAGCCGAAGAAATGACAAAGGCCGAGAAACAGGCTGCCGTCATGGCCGAAGTTATGAGACAACTTGCTATCAATACGGCGGCAATGCCCGACGTGAGCGGGCTGGCGTCTTCTGGTATAGCAGGATTTACTGCCCGGATTCAAAATCTGAGAGATGCTGCCGGCACTGGATTATTGCCAGTTTTGAACGGCCTAATCGGGCCAGTCAATGCTATCATAGACCGTTTTACAGTAGCAATCGGCGAAGGTGGCGCTTTGAGCGCCGTGATGACCAATCTTGGCGCGGCAGCTTCCGTTGTGGGTGATGGTCTAGCACAAATGGCAGACGTGGCAGCAGACCGGGGCATCAACTTTATCTCTACTCTAAACGAGCGGTTTGGGCAGGCGGCCAGGAATGCGCTGGAGTGGGGTATCAACATCGTTGCTCAACTTGCCGATGGCATGATACAGGGCGCTGCCTCTGTATTAAATGCGGCCATGACGTGGATCGGCAATCTTTTGGCGGGCTGGCTTGCGCCTGGAAGCCCACCGGCCATTGCCCCTGACCTCGATTTGTGGGGCGCGGAAGCGATGAACGAATACCTGCAAGGTTTTACTCAGGCCGATTTTGACATTCTCGAAGGCTTGCAGAGTAAAATGCAATCGGTTTTCAATTCTCTTGCTGCTGCTGGCGTTATGACAGGAGAGCAGGCGTCACAAGCATTTGCTGACTTTTCTATGGAGATAACTAGGTCGCTGGCAGAAACAGGCGAAGTTGGAGAAGATATTTTTTCCAGACTGGTAGAGATAGCCGGGCCGTTTGGGCAAGAGATTGCCGACTTGACGCGGGCGCAAGTTGGCCTTGCTCAGGCATTAGACGAAGTTCGCAAAGCTCAGGAAGAACTGAATAAGGCTAATGAGGCTATCTCTACGGCAGAATCGGATGTTGCCCGCCTAACCAGAGAGTATAACGCCATGCTCAAGGCCGGGGCCAGCGACGAAATATTGAAAGCCAAATTAGCAGAAATCAATGCTGCTGAAGATGGTCTCGACGTTGCCCGCAAGCAGCGCAACGAAGCGCAGAAGGCATTGAAGGACGCCGAGAAACGAGCCGACCCACTAGAGGAACAGGTCAAGCTCCAAGAGAGATTGGTCAAACAGCTTTTGGACATGGCAAAGGCGCAAGAAAAGGCCAGGAAAGAGGCGGAAAAAGCCGCTGCCGGAGGCGGCGGGGGAGGCGGCGGGGGAGGCGGTGGGGCGGGGCGCGTAGGCGGTGGCGGCGCGGCGGCGGCTATGCCTGCTTTGGGCGCGGCCTTGCCCACCCTGGCGGCAGGTCTGCCGGCCAGCTTTGAGGAAGCAAAGGCAGGCATTCTGGCCTCGCTGGGCGACTTGTTTGCGCCGCTCAAAGAACGTTGGGAAACATCCATGCTGCCGACTATACAAGGCATAGCCGACAAGTGGACGTGGTTTACTGGCATCGTGAAAACTTTCTATGATGAAAAAGTAAAGCCAGTCATAGATGCTATCACCGGTCTCATTCCCCCCACGCTGCTTGAGAACATCGGCAAGGCCATCGGTATCATTGCCGCGCTTGGGGCAGCCTTTGCCGCTGCCAGCGCAGTCATCGGTGTCATAGGCGGTATCATCGGGGCGCTAGTTTCGCCTATAGGTCTAATCGTCGGGGCAATCGCCTTGCTCATTACGGCCTGGGAAGGTAATTGGCTCGGCATCCGTGATATTATGACCAACGTTTGGGAAAACACACTCAAGCCAGCACTAACCGCTATCTGGGAGTGGTTGAGTACGAATATCCCCGTCGCTATCGAGACGGCCAAGACGTTCTGGGAAACGACGCTGAAACCAGCCCTAGAAGCGGTTTGGAGTTTTATTACCGATAGCCTGATTCCTGCCTTTACTGCCGTTGCCGACTGGCTTGGCGTGACTATCGGGGCGGCCATAGATACGGCCAAACAGGTATGGGAAGAAGTGCTCAAGCCAGCCCTAGAAATCGTCTACAATTTTATCAAAGATGATTTGTTACCATTGTTTGATTCCCTCAAAGAGCTTTTCGATGTTGGTTTGAACCTAGCCGTCACTGCTATGGCAGGACTTTGGCAAAATATCCTCAAGCCCGCCCTCGATGTTGTCTACGCCTTGATCAAGGATAAATTACAACCAATTCTCGATGGCATACAGACATTCTTTGAAGATGACTTGAAACCAATACTTGATACTATTGCTACGCTTTTTAGCGTAACATTGACTGCCGCCTGGAACACGTTTACCGACGTGCTAACCGTTGCCAAGACGACGATTCTCGATCCAATCAAGACAGTTTTCGAGAGTATTTCGACAGCAATACAAGATGTTACGACGTGGATAAAAGACCTGACGGATAAATTGAAAAACATCACTTTGCCTGATTGGTTAATGCCCGGATCGCCACCACCGCTATTTTATGCCTTGCAGGATATAGGCAATCAAATGAGGCAATTATCGGCAGTTGAGTTGCCCCGATTGGCAGCAGAATTACAGTTACAGCCACTTGGCGCGGCGGCCACCATGCAACAAATGCCAGGCAGTGTGAGCAATTTTAATCAGACAACTCAAATCGGGCCGAATACTATTCAAAATGGTATGGATGTAGCCGCTATAGAAGCGTTGGTAGAACGCGCCGTAGCCAGGAGAATATAATGCCTATCACAGCAATCTTGAGAATAACAGATGGGACAGACCCCGCCGTTAACCTGCTGAACCAAAGCACAGGACTTCATCTCGAAAATTGGCGACAGGTTCCATTGCCCAGTAAAGGCGAGGGAATTTACCAATCTAGCCCCATTGCCGACGGCCGCCGTCTTGTTGCTAGGCAATGGGACAACACCCTGGATCGCTTCGACCTGATTGTCAACGGTCTGGAACAAGACGCCGTAATTTACGATTTGAGGCAACTGTTTACATTGCTCGAAAAGGCGACGCAATATTGGACAACTGATTGGCAACAGGAGCCGGTATGGCTAGAAGCGCGGGCCGGGTGTGAGACCAACCTGCGCTATGCCCATATCGTAAACTGGCGCGTGCCAGAGTTAAGCAGCCCATATCATGGCGCATTTCTCGAACACCTAACAGCGATGGGCGACATCACGCTATTGATAGAACATACGGGCTGGCGCGATTTACCGCCAGGCGAGGGCAATGCAATAGAATTGAGCGCCGTCGAAACCTACGACGGGCGAAATCTGGGCAACGTTGACGATGCAGGCGATAGAACGCCTACAACTAACGATGAAGTTTATATTGTCAATAAGCGCAATCAGGCCAATCTGACAGATATTTATATCTACGATACGCCAGTATTTTTGCCAGGCAACTATATGGATGCGGTCTTGCCGTTCAATATGTTGCCAGCCGTCCCCGTCGCTGGCGATATAATTTACTTTGGTATTGATACGACTTTAGCCAATAGCGGGCCATTTAACAATCTCGTGTTTGACCTCAGTGCAGCCCAAACGAACATAACCAATCTGGATTGGGAATATTGGAATGGCGCGGCCTGGGCGGCGCTGACGATAAACAATGACAATACAGCGAATGGTGGGCAACCAATGAGTGTCGCCGGTGTAAACTCGGTACATTGGGAACAACCGGCCAACTGGGCCACGACTGCGGTTAACGGGGTGACGGGTTATTGGGTTAGGCTGCGCGTCCTGGCTGTCGGGGCCAATCCAACCCCGCCAGTACAACAGAATAGAGACATTTATTCTTGTATCTGGCCTTATATCGAGATTCAGGCGGAAGATATTGGCGGCGACGTGTCAGCAATGAATCATCTCGAAATATTGTCTGTAGCTGAAGCAGATTTCTTGCGAATCATCGTAGGATTACGGTCTCTTTCGCGTGGTGACGAATTCACCGCTTGCCTAAATGCCGCCGATGAACAGAATGTGGGTTTTACGTGTGCAGTTGGTGTCACTACTGCTTTTATAAATGATGTAACTTCACCGACTGGCAGAATTGCACAATATAATCCAGCAGGTGCAGATGCATTGACAAATAGAGTTGCCTGGACTTTCCAAAATACTATCGCGCCTGACTTCGTCGGGGAATACCATTGTTTTGTCCGTTATGACACGACCGGAACGACAACATCATATACGATGCAAGTTAGAATAGAAACGATAGCGACTGACCAACCTTTTATTTCTGAAATAGTGACTATTCCGGCTGGCTTGACTACAGATTACGGCGTTGCTGATATGGGCAAGCTACCTTTTTATCCCTACGATGAACACGTTGATATATCAGATACAAACAGGACTTCATTACGAATTTATATTGGCAGTTCTGATGGAACAGATAACATAAATATTATAGACTGTTGGTTAATTCCTACTGACGAATGGGCTGGAGATTTTGAACTTGCTGGGGCAGCTTCAATTCTGAAGACAATAACGCCAGTCGTTGATAGCGTTACCCTGCCAAAGAAGATGATTCGCTCTCCTGTATTAAATGATCGGGCTGGCGATGTTCATACGTCAATGAAACACGCAACTAATGGCCCTGCAATATTACAGTCAAACGCACAACAACGATTGTGGTTTTTCGTCATGGGTTCAGAAAGCGATGGCATATATGAATCACAATTCTTCTATTCAGCACGTGTTTTAGATTGGGCAGTTCAACGTTATATTGCTATGAGGGGTAATAGATGATAAAGCGCACGATCATTACAATCATCGTGACAATCCTTCTTTTGGGCAGTTATACTATTTGTTCTTTGGCCTATCATCCACCACCGCCTCCTATCATGCCGACTAATATACCAACCCAAACTAAGACGAGATCAGTCCCGACACCAAATGTAACCAAGCCGATTCAATATCGTTCATATCTGCCCAATATTTGCTCTGATTGCTGGTAGCCGAGATGAAACTATATGGGGGTAAATTAAATGACGACACATACGATTATTTTGCCAGTTGAAGGCGGCAGGGCCGATTCTACCGTTCCGGCTGGCGTTTCACTCACTGGTCTGGTAAAACGATTGTTCGATGATTCACAAGAAGAAAAGCACTCTTGGCAATTTGACATGCCAGAAAACTATTCTAGTAGCCCGGTGTTAGTAGCGACCTGGGCAATGGCCTCAGCGACTAGTGGGAACGTAGTATTGACCGGTCGAGTGAAAGCCGTAACGCCGAACACAGAGGATATAGACGCGGCTGCTTATGCAGCCGACAATGACGTAACTACTGCCGTTCCTGGAACGGGGGGGTATACGAAACAAACTAGTATCACTCTGACCAACGATGATAGTTTGGCGGCTGATGACTTCGTGCAAATCGAATTCGCCAGAAAGGGCAATAGTGGAAGTGACACGGCTTCTGGCGACTTGGAGCTTTTGGCTGTAAAGCTGGAGTATTCCGACTGATGGCAATTTTATTCGATGAGGTAGACGATTATTTTTCTATCGCCAACGATGCGAGCTTGACGCTACCAGATGATGATTGGTGCGTAGGTATCTGGACTCGTGTAACTGATAACAGCGGTTCGTTTTATCAATACATTCTTAGCAACAATAACTATGGAGTAAATAACTCGTTTAATCTATTTCTGGTAGAAGCAGCCGAAGGAGCAGACCCGAACGAATGGGCAATTAACACCGTTGATGGTGATGGCACAACCGTATTGTTCGACAGCGGCGCGTCTGCGCCCGGAGCAGATGGGTTGTGGAGATTGATCATAATACAGCGCGTCACTGCTTCTTCTCAAATACAGATGTGGTTCTGTACGTTTGGTGGAACGCCAGCGATGGTCAACAGCGCATCTGATTCTGGATTCAATGCCGTTGATGGCGGGATTTGGAATATCGGGCGGCGCGTGGATGGTAATATAGATAGATATTATGGCAGTATTGCGGCTGAATTTTTCAAGGGCGATTTTAGTCTTAGTCAATCTGAGATCGCTGCATTAGGAAGTGGTTGGCCGATTTATGCTCTTGGAAAAGTCCCAGATATTTATCTCATAATGGGTGAATCAGTCGCTACGTTGGTAGATTTATTTGGATCGAATGATGCGACGCGCAATAGTGCCCCAACGACAGTTGAGCATGTTCCAATCGTGCGCCCAATCAGTACAACGCCTGTAATAATCGGCCCTACCGCGCCATCGCCGCCAATCTCTGTCGCTGCTGCTGAATTTATCGTACCATCACATACACAATCGAATCAGCTAACCATCGCCATATACAAACCAGCGATTGGTAGTTATACGCCAGCAGGAACTTTTCTATATAATCTATCTGACACGATAAACGCCTATTCACATACTATCCAGGCATTAGGTGGTTATTGGGAAGCCAGTTTCTCATTAGGAGATCGGCTTGGAAAATTGGAAGATTGGCTAGATGGTCTTGGCTGGCACATTGAAGTCTACAATCCTGCATTAGTCAAGATTTGGGAAGGATTCGTCAACGAAGTGACGCTGGGCGTCGGTGGATTCTCGGTTACACGTGGGCCGCTGATGAATATTGCCAATCGGGTGACGGTATGGTATAGCCTGCTAGATACGACAATTACGCCGCCTGCAACTGGTATATCACGGCCTACGCCGATAGCCGAGGATACTGCATCACAGGCAAAATACGGTATCGTAGAAAAGACGCTTTCTGTAGGTAGCGTAGAGACTACAGATGCAAATCAAATTCGTGATACGTTTTTGGCTGAAAATGCGTTACCAGAAACAGGCAAGAGCGTCAATCTTGGCGGGTCTGGCTCAGAAGCCTCTATAACGGTAAATTGTTTGGGATATGTTCGTTGGCTCGATTTCTACGTTTATGATGACACTGCGTCTGGCACAAGAACGATAACGCAGAAAATACAAGATGTCATGGGCGCAGATCCAAATACTCTATTTAGCACAGATTATGCTAATATAGCAACCAATAACTTGCTCGTTTCGAGGTATGATACCGAAGAGCGCACAGCTTGGGCGATCATCAAGGCTTTGGTAGCACGTGGCGACGTAAACGATAATCGCTATATTTTTGGAATTTACAATAATCAAGTAGCATATTATGATGCTATTCCGACAGATATTGAATATTACCAACGCCTTGCCGATCCATCACAGCGCGTAGAGACGCTATTCGGACAGTGGGTCAAGCCGTGGGATGTACAGGTCGGAAAATGGCTTTTATTCCCCGATTTTCTAATCGGCAAAGTTCAGCCTACCAATATCAGATTAGACCAGAGGGCAATGTTTATCGAGTCATTGACCTATACTGCCCCATGGGCGTTGAGCCTGACCGGGGGGAAAGTAAGCTCTTTATCTCAGCGTTTAGCGCGTCTTGGTCTGGGCGGAACGGGAGCGTGAGATGGCGGTACAAGTTCGTAACAATGAGTTAGTCGATCTTTTGCGGGCCGACTTTCAGGCCCGTAGCGAGCCAAACTTTGCCTGGAAGTCGGCCGTCTCATCGCTTTTGGCATTGCCTGGTATTCGTGGCGTCTGGCCGATGAGTTCATTCGATTCTGCTGGGAATGCCTATGACATGAGTGGACAGGCCAGGACGTTGACCTACAATGGCAATCCTCTATACAACTACAGCAATCTAGCTCCATACATACAATTCGACGGGACGGGAGATAGACTTACCAGAGCAGATGAAGCCGGTCTTGATATAACCGGAACAGAAAGTTATGTAGCACCAGTGGCTAATGGGCTGACAATGCTTGGCTGGTTTTACGTCACGGCCTTCGACGTGGCCGCAAATGACGGGCTTTTCTCAAAATGGATTACGGCTGGAAACCTGCGCAGCTATCTTCTATATATCCCAACTCCCGCCTCACAAATTGCGACTTTCGTCATATCAACTGATGGAATTGCTACCGTTGCTGTCTCTACTACCACTATTTCTATTGGGAGATGGTATTTCATCGCTAGCAGATTCGTTCCCAGCACCTCATTAGATATATGGCTCAATGGCACTAAAACCACAAATGCGGTTGGTATCCCGGCAAGTATTTTCAATAGTACTTCTTTATTAGAAATAGGTTCTATGCAAAATGGGGCTAATCCGTTCAACGGGCGCGCCTCAATGTGCGCTTTGTGCGCAACAGCATTGAGTGATGCGATTATCGGTACGTTATATCAACAAATGAGGACGATGTATGGGGTATGATACAACATGCCCCTGTGTTGCTCAGGCTATGAAGAAGCAAGCAGGCAGTAAATATGATAGATATTAGTCTTGAGACATCTGAAACAAATATGGCGTTGTTGCGCACACAACTTGAGGCCGAAATAACCCAACAGGCATTGATATTATTCAAAGACTTACGGCGTGAATACTCTAATATGAACGAGCGGCTACAGGCCCGTGTGGCAGAACTGGAAAAACAACGAGCCGAACATACTCAACAGATAGACGACCTAGCTTTGGCCCTGAAAGGCGCGTTGCGCAAAGAGAAAGAGTATCAGGCTACGATACGTCGGCTGAACGATGAAGTCAAAGACTTGATGCGAGACCTGGCTTCATTGCGCAATGAGAATGTTGCCCTGAGTCGTGAGGTCGCCGAATTGCGGTTAGAGGTAGATGGATTTCGGGAGGTAATTCGGGATTGAAATTGCTGGCAAAGTGTGGTATAATATTGTAGACACCTTATTATATTAGATGAAAGGATGGTGTGAGATGACCTTAGAAGGATTGATCGGGCAATGGTGGTTTTGGATTGGGGCAATCGCCGTGGTATTTTTTGCCAGCGTTGGTATTGTCTATGGCCTAAAGGCAGCCAAGAATTGGCTCAAGGGCAAGGCCGATGATCCTGGCAAGGATGAATGGGATCAGGCCTACGAGCTTTTGGCCCCGTTCATTGATCAGGTTATCGTCGCCGTATTCAAGTTATCTGAGGCCGCATCAGACGAAGTAGGCAAGCGATTGGATGAAGTAGACAAAGGCGCTCTTGCCGATACGCTCTATGATGCAGCGCTTATTTGGGCACTTGAAACTCTCCCCCCCTGGGCAGTAACATTGATTTTTGACTATGTTACCCGCAATAGGTGGCGGGGTATGGTCGAAGAACGTTTCAACGAGCTTATAGATTTGTGGCGGGAAAAAAGCGGAGAGTTGCTTGATTGGCTGCGTCCAGACGCGCCTATTTCGACGCGGCTCTTTACGCTTGCTGGAAGCAGGCCGCCAAAGCTACAAATTCATACAACTGCTTGACACGCGACTAAATCTATGGTAAAATAGGGTATAGCCAATTGCAGAGGTGGGGCCTTGTCCCCCTAGCCCAATTCGTCGTTTACTCTGCAATTGGCTGTAGAGAAATAACCTAAACGCGAACGGACTAGGGGGACAAGGCTTTTATATGGCCGAGGTAGCTCAGTTGGCAGAGCGCCACAATAGTCTCATCTCTGTTTTGTCCATAGGCCGGCGGGAGAGGGTTATCGCATACGGGGCAAGGGGTCGCTAGTTCAAATCTAGCCCTCGGTCAATGGGTAGGCGGGCCGGAGTTTCAGCGTTATCTTAAGAAGATGAACCGCTGGACATCAATTTGCCCGCCTTAATTTTTACCCACGGAAGGGGGTCATAGGGAGCCGAAATGACAAAAACATACCAATCTTTTTCAACGCGGCAAACGCTACAATCACAACCAATTCCTGGCTCAGACCAAGTCAAGAATCAGGCCGGGGGTTATGCTTGGCAGATTGACGACTGGCAACGGCTAGAGCGGTTTCTCATCTTGGGCAGTGAGGGCGGGACGTATTACGTCGGTGAACAGAAACTTACCTGCCAAAGTGGTGAGGCAACGTTACGTTGCATTAGGACAGATGGGCGGCGCGCCGTGGCGCAAATCGCTGAAGTCTCCGAGGCTGGGCGAGCGCCAAAGAACGAGCCTGCCCTTTTTGCGCTGGCAATGGCCTTGAAACTGGGGGATTGGACAACGCGCAAGGCCGCCGCTGAGGCGTTGCCGAGGGTAGCTAGAACTGGTACACACCTTTTGCATTTCTGTGCTTACATGGAGCAATTCGGCGGGTGGGGTCGTATAGCGCGTACGGCCATTGCCAATTGGTATAACGGCAAAGAGGCCGATGCGCTGGCCTATCAGGTCGCCAAGTATCCGCAGCGCGATGGATGGTCACATCGGGATGTCTTGCGGCTCTCCCATCCCCGGCCGGCAAGTGAACAACGCGATCAACTTTACCGTCATATCACAGGGAAAAGGGTAGCAAACGAAAAGCTGCCTGCTATCATTGGGGCGATGCTTGAGGCACGAACGGCAAATGAAAAGACTATTGTGCGCCTCATTCGAGACGGCGGCCTGACACGTGAAATGCTGCCAACCGAATGCCTGAATTCTATCGCTGTTTGGGAAGCACTGCTTGAATCCATGCCCCTCACAGCCATGATCCGTAACCTGGGCAAAATGACCTCGATTGGACTTGTCAAGCCGATGTCACAGGCGGCCGGTAAAGTCATTGCTGAGTTGGATAACACAGAACGATTGCACAAAGCCAGGGTACATCCGGTACAGATTCTTGCGGCAATTATGACCTATAAGACAGGCAAGGGTTATCGGGGCCGCTTGTCATGGTCGCCAGTCTCACAGGTCGTTGATGCACTTGATAGGGCATTCTATGCCTCATTCGGCAATGTCGTCACGACTGGCAAGCGGTATTGTTTCGGGCTTGATGTTTCGGGTTCTATGGCCGGCACTCAGGTAAACGGTATTCCGTTCTTGTCTTGCCGCTCCGCCTGTGGAGCTATGGCGCTAGTATCAGCGGCGCGTGAACCGAATAACTTGTTTGTCGCCTTTGATACTCAGGCATATAACTTGGCGATCTCATCCCGCCAAAGGCTTGACGACGTGACACGTATCTTGCAGCAAACAGGGGGTGGCGGTACTGATTGTGCCATTCCCATTGCCTATGCCTACCATGCGCAGATACCGATTGATATGTTTGTTGTCTTGACAGATAGCGAGACATGGTGGGGCAAGATACATCCTGCTCAGGCTATGCAGGAATATCGTCAAAGAATTGGGATGCCGGCCAAGCTGGCGGTTGTAGCCATGTCGGCAACGCAGACGACGCTTGCCGATCCGCAGGATGCAGGACAAATTAACTTTGTTGGCTTTGATACTGCCACACCACAACTTATCAGTGACTTTGCGGCCTCTGACCATTGACGCCGGGCTAATTCTGTGGTAGAATAGAGTCATAAAGGCGGCCTTGGCAAGCCGCGCACAGGATCGTAGCGTTTCTTCTCCTTTCGCAAAATGCGCCGGAAAGAGCACCCCGGCGCATTTTGTGTTTTAAAGCAAGGCCCTGGCCATCACGAGCAGGGCCTTTTGTTTATCAGGGACAATAGTTAGAAACTAGTTAGAATCACAAAAACACGCGAAACAGTATGCTAAAGCCGCTTGACAGATAGGGCCATTTGTGGTATACTGTATACATGCTAGAGAGAAGGAGAGGCAAAGATGACAGAGGAAAGATTCACAGTAAAAAAGTTGTATCTCGGAAGGCACAAAGTTGCGGGCGGTAAGCCAGATTGGACGGGGGCGGGGTTCGCAGTGGCAAACGGGCGGGGTGAGATCATGACTACCCCAATAGAATTTGAGGTAGCCAGGCCGCCTTATGCGGTCAATGTTTTTGAGACAAAGCAAGCCGCACAAGCAGAGTGTGATTGGATGAACGAGAATCTATAGGCCAAAGATGACAAAGCGAAGCCACAATTATTCAGGATACAAGGGCAATTACTGGGCCATCGTCTTAGGCCCAAAGGGCAATGGCCTCATACCCCTCCCGTTATTTCAATTCGTGAGAACTAGTAACAAGGCCCAATTTATTGAGCGGGCACAAGTAGCCCATAGGGGTATGATCGTGCGGGCGATTCCGCAGCCTATCCCGCCCGTTTTCAGGGCAGGAATGTAGAGAAAGGGGATAATCAATGAGTCAGGCAATGATCTGGAAAAAGCGATACGAGGGCCTATACCTATTCATGGGCCAGGTAATAGTTGGAAATGTCTTTTACACTTGTGTCCGACAAGGCGCGGGGGCATACCGGGCGGTATCAAAGCTGCCTGGAATAAGAAACGATGTAGACTGTTATTTTGCCACCGAAGATGAGGCGCGGGAAAAGCTCGAAGCGATAACTAGGCAATGGTTTTTGGCAGTCGGGTATCCAATTCAAGTTTAAGGCAGGAATGTGAGAAGGGAGAAATAGACGATGAAAGTTAAATCGGCACAACAAGAAGCGACTAACCGGCTTGCGGTGGGAAGGTTGACTTGGATATGAAGCCAAAGAAGGAGGGTAGATATGTCCCGCAAAAATATTTCTGATTTACAGGTATGTCTAGCTTACAAGCGGGCCAGAGAACTTAGAGATCTTAATAGAAATAATGTAACTGACCACGTTTGGCCAGAAGACTTACTTGCCGCTTTGACAGGGCAACCAGTCAAGGTGTGTCTGCGAGCTATGGAGCGGGCTGCGGATCGGGGGTATATTGATTGGGGAGTATCATTGCGGTCGGGATGGCTAACAGAAAAGGGCGTAGAACTTATTGGCAATGTGATGAAAATTGAACTTGAATTATCAAAAGACATGGCGCGTTCAATAGAAAGGCTTTTGGGTCGTCGCTATGGCAGTCGTAAGGGCATTGAGACGTTAATCATGTTGGCAGCACAAGAGATAGCTAGACTTGAGGCTGAAAAGATACTACAGGATGAGGAAAATGAAGAGGCCGAAAAATACGGGCATGATTTGCTAAAAGAAATTGTCTCACAGAAAGGAACAAGCAATGAGTAAACGAGGAAGGCCGGCCGGGCAATGGCCTCAGCGTCATCTTCGGGTGGCCGCTGAGGCGCAAGAGTTACAGGCAGTCTGTATTGCCGTGCCAGATACGCGGCAACGCACGATTGTATTATTGGCTACTCCAGACCTGGCAGATGCACTGGCGCTCATAACGGCTAATGCACGAGAAATATGGCACGCAACAGACACAATTGCAAGGGCCAATGAGCCGGGTTCTATGATAAGACAAAGCAATTCCATCATAGCCAGGCAGGCCAAAGAAATATATGACCTGGCAACTGAAGCAAGGGCAGTTCTGAGGGGAGAAGAAACTGATGAATGAAGTGAGTTTGACAAAGGTACTCAGGGCGCATCGTCTTTGGCTATATCGGCCCGCGAGCCGATTTGCAAGGCGAGCCGACCTACGCGGGGCCGACTTGACCGAGGCCGACCTGACCAGAGCCGACCTGACCGGGGCCAATCTGACCGGGGCCGACTTGCGTTGGGTCAACCTGACCGGGGCCGACCTGACCGAGGCCAATCTGACCGGGGCCAATCTGACCGGGGCCGACTTGCGTTGGGTCAACCTGACCGGGGCCGACCTGACCGAGGTCAACCTGACCGGGGCCAATCTGACCGGGGCCGACCTGACCGAGGCCAATCTGACCGGGGCAAACTTGTGCGGGACAACCCTGACCGAGGCCAATCTGACCGGGGCCGACCTGACCGGGGCCGACCTGACCGAGGCCAATCTGACCGAGGCCAATCTGACCGAGGCCAATCTGACCGGGGCCGACCTGACCGGGGCCGACTTGACCGAGGCCGGCCTGCGCGGGGCAAACTTGTGCGGGGCAAACTTGACCGGGGCAAACTTGTGCGGGGCAAACCTGACCGGGGCCGACTTGACCGAGGCCGACCTGCGCGGGGCCGACTTGACCAGAGCAAACTTGCGCTGGTCAAACTTGGCCGGGGCAAACTTGACCGGGGCCGGCTTGCGCGGGGCCGACTTGACCGAGGCCGACCTGCGCGGGACAAACTTGACCAGAGCAAACTTGTGCGGGGCAAACTTGACCGGGGCAAACTTGTGCGGGGCAAGTTTGACCAGTGCAAACTTGTGCGGGGCAAACTTGGCCGGGACATCTGGCAAATTTGCTACTGGCTCATTTGGCCGTCATCATGCTATCGCAGCAGGCGGTTATATATCAATTGGCTGTGAGCGTCATACATTTGCCGAATGGTTGGTTCAGTATGAAGAAATCGGACGCAAGTACGATTACACCAAAACCGAGATTAAATTATATGGTGATTGGATTAAGGCCGTAGTTAGTTGGCTTGAAGGTGAGTCCTAGTATACTGATCGCCTAGAAGGAGGATAACTAATCATGTATCCTAGTTATGATGCAGAAGATTTCGCCCAAATGAAAGTAAATGCTGGGCGCGGCGGGGTATCATGTGATACCTGCTACTATAACGGCGATTGCTATTATAGTAGCTGACCCAATAGACAAGAAAAGCACAATTGCCCAGACTGGGCAGAAAGGACGGAACAAGCAGAACAGGCCATTATTGCATTGAGACATGGAAAGCCAGAAGGTGTGGCTAATTGTCTCGTTGGGATTTTTCAAAGTCGTCTGGCAATGGGAGATGGGCTGCTTGCGGCTTATGAGAAAGCCCTACTGGCCCATATCGCCGCTGCCAAAAGATTAAGTTAGCAATAGGCCAATCGGGGCAATAGATATTAGGCGCGCCGCCTGCCTAAGTGGCGGCACATTCTACAGGGGGACGCACCCATCACGCGTCCCCCTTTCCATTTACGAATGTTGAGGATTATGTAAGAATTGGTTAAAAATTGATTAAATAGCGCGATATTACTTCACTTTTACTTGACAAATGGGAAAAGGCCATGTAAACTTGTAGGTATGGGTATCATCACCATCACAAACAGAGACGACATAGCGGCCGGGGGATAATGCAGTAGCATTGTTCCCCTTTTTGTACATAGGAGATAGATACATGGGCGGCTTCCTGACGGTATTGACAGGAGATCATCATTGTGGTAGCTATTTCGGTTTGTGTCCATCGAAGGTCAATCTCGAAGATCAAGGCGAGTACCGGCCCTCACCAGTCCAGCGCGCATTACTAAAAGCATGGCTTGATTTCTGGGGTGAGGCAGGACAGATAGCAAAGACAAATAATGTTGAGGCAATCAATCTGATTTTCGGCGGCGACTTGATGGATCTGAATTGGCATGATTCCGGGGCCGTGTTCACCCGCAATCCTGGCGTTTTGAAGGCTGTGGCCGCTGAGATAGTAGACCTGGCCCTGGGCAGATTGCGAGAGACAGTGCCCAAGACGCCTATCTATCTATTCGTTGTGCGTGGCACGCCAGCCCACGTTGGACGTAAGGGACAGCTAGAGGAAGCCATAGCTCAAGACTTGGCAGCAGAAAAAGACGAACAAAGAAATACTTGGAGCTGGTATACCTTGAATCTGGTCTCTGGCGGCATAACAATCAATATCCAGCATCACCCAGAGGCCGCAACATATAGAGAACATACCGATGGCGGCGCGGCCCGAACAATAGCAAGCGAAGTCTGTATCAGCCATTGGCGCAACGGGCAAAACCCGCCAGATATAGCGGTACGATTCCATGCCCATCGCTGGCAGGATAGCGGACGAAACCTGCCGTGTCAGGCATTCTGTTGTCACGGCTGGCAACTGGCAACGGATTTCGGCCGGCGTAAGGGGGCAGGGGCCAAGATTTTGCCGGTTGGTGGTATGTGGATTTTGGCAGAGAACGGGGCTTATACCTATGATGAAATCAATTACGTTCCGAGGGGACAGGTGAGCACATGGCGACAAAAACAATGAGTGTAACAGAGCAGGCTGTTCTGCAAGCGATAAAAGAAATTCTGTCTCAGGCGAGAGACAGAGACCCCGACACATTTACGACTGCCGAATTGGCAGGGTATCTTGGCGTCTGTGTAGCAACGACGCAGAAAAAGCTGAGGCAATTGTTTGACCAGGGCTTGATAGAATCTATACGTGTGCCAATTATAGACATGGCAAATCGTCCAACGACGACCTGCGGGTACAGATATGTCGGCAACAATTCTGAGACAGACTAGGAACTGGGCATGAGTTCCAGAAGTGAGCAAAATCCTTCTAGTTATTAAAATGATTTTACGCCGCGAGGCATACTGAGGCCGGAATAACCGGCCTCTTTTATTTTGGGGCTTGACAAGAAACAGAAACGGGCGTATAATAGAATGTAATAGTCCCCGCTTTAAGGGGTGGCAAATATGCTATAATCAAAACATAGGGGGATAAAATGATTGGGCAACTTGAAAGACAAACAGAACGGCCGATCAATGCAAACGAGTTAATTGAGCGGCTTGAAAGAGAAACTGGACAACGGATCGATGCCAATAACGGCGACAATCTGGCAATGGCCGGTCTGTTCGGGGCAATGTCCAGATTGTTGGGATATTCACCAGCGTCATATAGAGAACAAGATGACGTGGCGGCAGGACTGGTTATTAAACATCGAATGTCACCTGCTTATCAACGACGGCAAGCCGCCGATGTGACATTGACACAATTGCTGACTGCTGGCATGTCACCCGATGATATAAAAGAATTTCTTGGATAATCAGATGATATACTTGGTCAGGAATCATATACGGCAGTTGTGGAGTTTATGACAAAGCATGGCGCCTGGAAAAATGACTAGCAAGGCCAATAAATCATTTTATTTGAGGCCGGGTTTAGACGACGACGTGGCGGGCCGCCTAGAGGCTGAGCCTAATATGTCGGCAGTAGTACAAGCGGCGTTGCGCTTGTACTATGATCGCCAAGATGTTTTGCAGGAATTGGCACAGGCGGTCGCTAGAGTAGAATTGCGGATTGAAAAACTGGTGCAATTGTTGGAGGTGGCAGATTAAATGCGAACTACGATACTGGGCTGGCCGTCGAGTCCATCTCGTGCGGCTGCCCGAACTGCGGCCATGAGTTTGAGGCGCTTGTTGCCAAGCGCAACGTGTAACTGGATCGGGGGGTAACAATGTGCCCGAACGAATATGTTACGGACGGCGGCATCTAAGATAATAGGAAACGAAATGCTGTTAAAACTACTCGTTGTTTTTTGTCTGGCTATCATCACTGAGGGGTTTTACACGAACTATACCTATTTCGTGGCGCGTGGTGATATGGTAAAAGGCCCGTTGTCATCGGGGGCTATAGCTGTATTTAAAGCCATTCTGGTTATTCAGTATGTTCGAGAGCCAATTGTCATTGCGGCGTTGGCAATAGGCCAGATCGTAGGAACGTATTTGACTCTGCGATTGATAAATCCTAGAGAGCGGGTTTAGATGTTGATTATCACCACTGAGCAGGAATACCGGAGGGCAATTTTCCCTGGAAGTCGCATACCTGGTTCAGGGAAGGCGGCTCGGCTTGAGCGGCCTGTGGATACGGCAACCTGGCACAAAAACTGTAACACCAAAAAGGACTTTGAGATGAAAGTTTCTTGGCAATTCTTTGCGGGCTTCATCACTGGCGGTCTGGTCGCAGTGAATTATTGCAAGTCAAGTGGGCCGTCACTGTTGATGTTTGCTATAGCAGTTGTTACTACCTATGTAATGCATTCTTATATCATTAACTACCATGTACTACCGAAAAAGAACGTTGATTTTAAGTCTGAGAGACTAACATAAATTAGACGGGGGGTGATGCACTTGGTGATTTTGGCAACGTTGATTGTATTGGTAATAGGTGGATGGACTTGGAGTGGGTAGTAGCAACATTGCAGAATTAGCGTAATAGAGTGTATGACCTCACATATCGTGAAAACTGGCGTGCTGTTGATTCTGACAAAAACCAGCCGCCTTACTGCCCTGATGTCAGCAAAGTAGAAAGATTGGAGGGAAACGCAATGACAGACAAAGAACGCGAGTATTTTTATTATGCCGTCAGCGATGCAATGACAGAGTTCTATAAGGCTGTGAAACTTATTGCCAAGATCACGGTTGGTCGGCTTGGCTTGGTGCAGGCGGCCTATGCTCCTGAGCTATGGCTTGCTGCCCATCAGGAGACAATCATGCTGGCCTATGACCTTTCACAGCATGATTGTCTCTCGCAAAGAGAGGCGAAAATGGCGGCGCTCAGAGAGGCGGCACAATGGCTTGCAAATTATGGCGGTAGTTGGCAGCGCCGGGATCGCGGCCTTGACGAGATTGAACAGCGATTAAAACTATTGAGGCGGGAAGATAGTGGCCCTGCGGAAAATGTAAAGGAAACTGGGGAAACAGATAATGAACATCGGACTTGATGTGGGTTATTCAGCTACTAAGGCCATATCAGGGGAGCGGCGCATAAATCTGCCGTCAATCGTCGGAACACCAGATAGGGCGAGATTTGCCTTGTCTGACTCAGACAATATGGTTCTGACTTTGCCAAGCGGCAAGGTGTATCAGGTTGGACGGGCGGCCGTCCTGCAGAGCCGATTCGTTGATAGGCAAGAGGATCGTAACTGGATTCAAAGTGAGGCTTACTATGCTCTCATGTTGGCCGCCCTCACAGAATTGACCCCCGCAACGGTTGACACCATCGTTGTCTCTGGATTGCCAGTCGCCTTCTATGGAGATAAGGATACTCTGCGTAATATACTGCTAGGAGAACACAGAGTAACCCGCGAAGGTCGCCGGGCGCAACTTTTCCGTATTACCGAGGCGCGGGTTATACCACAGCCATTCGGCACACTTCTGGCAATGGCTTTGGATAATAATGGGCGCATCAGCGAGCAGTCACTTGCTACTGGCTCAGTTGGCGTCATAGATTGCGGGGGCAAGACAACCAATTTGCTCTCTGTTCATCGGTTGGCAGAAATTAGCCGCGAAACAGCAAGCGTCAACTTGGGGGCCTGGGATGTTGTGCGGGCAGTCGGCAATTGGTTAACTGATAACTGCCCCGGCCTGGATCTGCGCGATCATCAGTTGATGGATGCTATTATTGCCCGCAGCGCGTTGTATTGCGGCGAGCCTGTTGATCTGCATGAGATAGTAGCAGAAACCTTACAGCCAATGGCCGAACAGGTGCTTGCACAGGCAGGCCAGCTTTGGAATGGGGCGGCCGGACTGGCGGCCATCATGGTTACAGGCGGGGGGGCATTACTGTTAGGGCCACAAATCAAGGCTAGATTTCGCCATGCTCGCATCGTAGACGATCCGGTATTCGCTAATGCACTAGGCTATTGGAAGTTTGCTCAACGACTGTCTAATAATCAATGATAAATAGCCCCTAATAATACTATGACGGCAATTTATAGTTTCTCTTTGGATGAAAAAAATGACGCGGTTGTCAAGAGATGGCTTGATTCACTGCCCAAGCGACGGCGGTCGCGTGAAATATGTGAGATTCTTGCGGCGCATATCAATGGTCAAGTGACGCTATTAGAAATCTATCACAAACTGACGGTCATAGAACAAAAGATTGGTAATGGCATAATAACGACCAGGGTCAAAGAAGAGGCTGGGATGATAGACGAGCCGCCAGATGTTGCCGCCAATATTGACGGGTTAGGAAAATGAGCAGTGGGGGCGGGGGAAGATTCAGCCCATTCGGCTGGATGTTGGGTCGGATCACTGCCGACCAACCGGTTGAAGAAAAAGTAACACACAATATCGAAACGCAGGTTAGAATACCAAACCTGCAATCACGCTATGCGGGTATCAGTGCGGCCACCATTGCCGTGCTATTCGTGGCCGCCTGGAGTTGTCTGCCTGCTGAGTGGATCATTTTACTACCCTATATCGTTACTGGCGTATCATTGATCGCGGTATCTGCCTGGGGGGCAAGGGTCTCACATGATGATTCTGAGTTCTGGCAAATCGTCAGAACGCGCGGCCCGCTTGAGGTTTTCGCGGCCATAATCTTCACCAAGCAATTCTGGGCACTGCTACTGCCATTTGGCCTGGGCCTCGTGACGTTCAAGTTGCACGGCCTATCTGATGAGTGGTGGTCACAGAATGCCGGATACGCTTTTTGCATGGCGCTTGGAGTTGGCCCGTTTGTAACGGGCCTCATGCGCATCTATCTCTACCCGCGTGAGACTATCGTGCGATTCGAATTGACTCCCTGGATGAGGGAACTGATGAGGGCGATCCGGCTGTATCTTGCGCCAGCCATCGAGGCCGAACTAGGCATAGATGTATCAGGCGATAGGCTGGAAAGAATCCTGGATGATTTTAGGGGTGAGATTTACGATGCACTTGGTGAGGCTGGACGATTAGACAGGCTGGCCGACCAGGCCACGTTACAACGAGAGGGTCGCGTTACTGCAAATTATCGTTTTAGATATGACGCGCTCGCATTTCTATATATCAGCCAAGACCCCGGCATTGGCTTGGCGCGTAATAGCTGGGTTGATGCTAGACAGGCAGCTATTGAAGATGGGGCTATCGTTTTGCCTTCTGGCCTAGTTGTGGACTATACGGCCTATGTTGCTATAGTTGATACTCTGGCAGTAGCAGGAATCATTAGCCGGGCAAAACGCAAAGAACCGAAGGTGAACTTTGACAGGCTGACACGCGAGGATATTGTTGACATGATTTTTGGCTTGACGGTGGACAAGTTGCCCAAGCCACTACAAGACCATTATTATAGCAATTCGACATATACATAATAACTTGGGTTGGGTTGGGTTGGGGCGTGTTTTTTGTGATTTCCAAGACGAACACAGGATGCTAAGTGGGGTAGGGGTATGAAAATGTTCATTAAGCTCTGGCGAATACTATTCTGGCCTAGAGTCTGGGTTTGGATTTCGGAAGCCTACTCCCCGCGCCTGAATGTGTCCAAAATTATCCGGGGGATGGGCTATATAGAGCCTATTGTACTGATTCAGAATACGACCTGTGATGGAAAGACTATCGAGGGCTGGGTAAAGTTCGTTCATAGAAAGGGGGAGTAAAGAATGAGAACGGCTCGCTGGGTCATAGCACTATTGTCGCCACTGTTGTTATCCGGGTGTGATGTCCTGGAGGCAAGAAGGCTAAATGCCGAAGCAGCGGCGTCCAGGGCAAAAGCCGCTGAAATCTCTGCGATCTACACGGGCCGCGTCGCCGAAACTGAGGCAGAAACGGCGCAAATCCTGGCAGAACAGCAGGCAGCAGAAGAAGATCGAGAATCGCGTCTAGCCGCAGAAATTCAGCAATCGCTATTGCGTCAAGCGGAACTTGATCGGCGGGCATTGCGCCGCGCCGCCGAGTTACCGTTTTGGGCTATGATGATTTTTGTCGGAATCGGCCTGCCATTGATAGTGGTCGGGGGGCTATATGCAGTTTTCTCGTTTGGACGGGGAAGGTCTGGGGCACCACTATATTGGTATCTGATAGCCCGCGCTCAGAGGCGCGGATTACTACCCAATCCGCCTGCCACGATAGTTGCCCTGCCCACCAGAGAACAGATAACGATAGGGAGTCAAACAGACGATAGCAACGGAGACGGGGATAACATCATACGAATATAAAAGACACAAGGCCCGCGCCAGAAACGCGGGCCTTTTTGTGTGAAAACGCCAAAGTGTGCATCAGTAAAATGTATCACATCTAAATGGTTAGAAACCGGTTAGATTGTTTGTCTTTGGTAAAATTACACGGCGAACTGTTTATAAAACGCTTGACAAATTTACTTTCTCGTGGTATACTAATTATAGAAAATGAGAAACAGAAACGAACCTGAACAACAGAATAACCCAATAGACCCAACGAACTAACGGCGGGCGGAAACGCAAGAGGCCGGGCATCTAGGGGGTGAGGGCAGAACAGAAAGGGCGAGTCAACCGAGTAAACGGTCTCGGTTTTGAAAAGCGCGGGCAAAAAGCCCTAAGCGCGAAACTCAGAAAAGAGGAAACGAAATGAACATGCAAGAAATGCTCACGACAAAAAATCTAGGGGACATTACAGACGAGGACATCAGGGCGGCGGCCTATGCGATAACATACGGCGAGTTTGCTATAGAAGTCACCGGCCGCCAGAGAGAATTGAAAAAACGCTTGCGCGAATTGGAAGCAAAAAATGCTGCTAAAAGGACAGAAAAGCGAGCTGCGCTACAAGAGAAATTACAGCGGTTAGCAAGCACTATGTTTTCCGATGAGGATGCCTATGCAGATAGGTAGTAACAACATAACAGCGAACCTGCCGGGGTGAGAAGCCTGGCGAGTCGGGGCACACGGCCCCCTGATGAGAGCCTGAATGGCAGGCTCAGGCCACAAGGGCGAAACTCAAAGGCAAGAAAGACGAAGGAGCTTGAAATGAGTAAGGTTGTGTTTTACCAGGAACAAACGTGTGGCTGTGGCTGTGGCCGCAAGGGCAAATCATTCGAGCTTGTAACTAAGGGAACCGCCCAACAATTCGTGTTTCCAGATGGGCATGTCATCACGATCCCATCCCCCAGTCTCCCACAGTACAGTGTCGAATCCACAGAGGAATAAACTGAATATCTCGCAGGGCGTGCTCGCGCCCTGCCGCTCGCCAGCCCCAACCGCGTTACAAAAAAGCCAAACGGCTGGGCATGTCGGAGGAATCGCGGTAGCCCCTCCGAGGCGAGCAGGAGCGCGTGAGCGCAGATGGCTAATCAAGATGTGGTCTTTAATACAAGAAAGGAGATGATAGAATGAGTAAATATGCTATTACCATGTGCATTACCGTAAGTACCGTCATTCACCAAGTATCTGGTTCTCAAGATGAACTCCGAGAGATCCTGGAAAAACTTGCCAGAGAAGAAGGCAATCTCGCCGTAACATGGCTCGGAGAGGAGATGACAATAGCCGACATTGACATCACTGGTATCTATGATGGCAATTGTGACAGAATAAAATGCAATGAGAATAATCATCGGTGGGAGTGGGCCGGTGATGATTGGGAGTGTCAGGTATGTGGCGTGTCAGCAGCAGCAGTCTTTTTGCCACTATTAAAGGAGACGGAAACAAATGCAAAAGATGTTGAGGGCTAATAGTATAGGTGACTTGGTAGAATTAGTGAACGGATACTTGGAAGGCGGCTGGCATGTCAAAGTTGTCGGAGCAGAGTCACTTGAGCAAGTAGCCTCACCTCTTGCCAACAATAAAACCCCAGCGGGCACTACATTTTTGCACTTTTGGTGGGCAGTGATCGAGGTCTAACCATAGAAGGGAATGAAGATGAACGATAACCGAATAACCACCGTTGAAGCCGCACGGCTGTGCGGTCTCACACGTCAGGCCATCACGGCCCGAATTAAGCGGGACTTTTACCAGTCTGCGGCCCGGCTGGGCCGGGACTGGACACTGGACAGGACTGAGGTTGAGGCTTCTGCCAAAAATCCCCCCAGAGTAGGCCGCAAGCGAAAGCCACCCCAAGAACCGAGTGAGGTATTCTGTGTAGATTGCGGCTGGACAGGCAACCCAGATGCACTGGTGATCGGATTCCCTGGCAGCAGTGATATTGAGAATATTGACCCCGATGAAGAAGGGAGAAATGAATAAAATGAAATAAGATGAACTACTTAACTTGGCAAGAAACCTTGCCCTTGCACTAGCCGATGAAGTGACATTCGCTGGCGCTGACGCCGCCGAACGGTCGTTACAGGTATTGACTCAGGCCCGCGAAAAGCTGGGCTTGGCAAAAGAGTTTGACGAGATTGAATCCTTGAGTATGCAGGGTACATAAAGGCCAAGAAAGGTAAAAATAGAACGACAGAACTTTACGAAGTTGGACAAACGGTACTGATTATAGACCAACGTCCTCCTGCTAAGGGACAAATCATCAAAGTTTCAACATGGGCACAAGTAACAGGGCTTGCTAGTGATGATTCAGACTGTTACCTTATTCGGGCCGCAACGTGGGCGTGCGATGCCTGGATAGGCGGGGTTTTTATTCGGCCGGTATCAGATTCGGCATAGTATTACCAAAAAGAGGTGGGGGGCATTTAGCCCCCCAC